ACCAATAAGTTCAATGGTTAAAGTTGTTAATACAAAAGTTAATGAATATATTAATTCATTAAATGAGGAAACAAAAAAGGAAATTTTATCATTATTAAAAGAAGATAAGAATAAATTAAATGCTGATTTTATAACATTAAAATCTGATACAGAGAAGAAACTAGTTGAATTGTCTTTGACCGAAACAAATGCTGAAGTTAAGACAAAAATATTAAAGGCAATTGATAAGGTTAAAACTGATAAGTTTGATATATTGAATTATTATGAAATAAAAAATTTAAATAAATCATTAAATGGGTAATTTCATTTGATAATTATATTGTTTTTGTTTATTTTTAAATAAACAATTAACAATCAATGAAGAATGGGAAAAAAATAAGACTTAGGTTATTTAATGATTTAAAAGTATTTTACGGTACTATTGATTATATTGAATTAAAATCAATTTACATAAATATTCAATCTTGGGTTCAGCCAAAAGATGACTATACTAACTGGAAAAAAATTGTTTGCACCCAGTCAAGGGATATTAAGCACACAATATTAGATGTCAATGATTTGAATTTATTTCATAAATCAACAATTGTTGATTTGGATATTAGACATAGTGGTCTTTCGTTAGATAAAAAATCTTTTATGAACCTTGAAATAACTTTATTTGCTAAAGTTGGGGTTGATTTTAAATCAAATGAATTAAAGGACTCTGTTAGAAAAATAATAAAAGAAATATATAATAAAAATATTTCTAAAAACAAATATTTTGATTTTTTCATAACAAAAAGAGATTTAATTCAATAAAACAAAACATTTTATATATTTATTATATAAAATATAATATGAATAGTTTAAGAATATTAGAATCAAATGAAATTGGTCATGGAATATTAATTGAGGCTGATGCTGGTTGGATTAATCCCAAAGACCAATTAAATGTTAATTTAATACAAGAAAACAAAAAGTTAGATTATAAGAACCCTTTTGAATTTTATGCTGTATTGCAAAAGCATGATGTACCAAATAGAAATGGTAGAACATATCCTGAAAAAATATTAAAAAGGGAGGCTGAAAGATATAAGCAAATTATTGAAAAGGGTTTATCTACTTCTGAATTAAATCACCCCGAATCATCCTTAATTGACTTAGATAGAGTTGCCCACTTAATAACAGAAATTTGGTGGGATGGCAATATACTAATGGGTAAATTATTGCTATTAACCTCTCCTGGCTTTCACCAGAGCGGTGTTGTGTCAACCAAGGGTGATGTTGCCGCAAATCTAATGAGGCAAGGAGTGAGCCTAGGAATCAGTTCTAGGGGGGTTGGATCACTTAAAAAAGTTGGGGAGAAAAATGAGGTTCAAGATGATTTTGAATTGATTTGTTTTGATTTGGTTTCATCCCCATCAACACCCGGGGCATACCTATTCTCAAATAAGGAAGATAGGCATAAGTATGATGAAAAACTAGAAGAAGAAAAGAAAATTGACCCCTCAACTAATATATTAAAATTAATGAATAAACTTGATAGTTATTTGAAATAAAATGGAAATAGCAACATTAGGAAAGATATTTGAATTTATCAAAGAAAAGGGTGAACAAAATTTACCATTATTTTGGAAAATGAAAAATAATATGCCATTAACAGAAGAAGATTTGAATGTTAAAGGTGATTTGCATTTATCAAATAGAAACATAACCTCACTACCAAAAGGCTTGAAAGTTTATGGGAATATGAGTTTAGGGTATAGTAAAGTAAGATCATTACCAGAAGGATTAGAAGTTGGCGGTACGTTAAATGTTTCTGATAGTATGATAAGCAAATTACCAAAAGGATTAAAAGTTGGTGGTTCTCTGGTTATATCTTATACAAGTATAGGAATACTACCAAAAGGATTGGAAGTTGGTGGAGTTATCTATGCAATAAATAGTCATATATTTAATATAGACGAAATACCAAAAGGTGTAATAACTGAAGGAATTGTAACTATCAACAAATTAATACTTAATTCAAATTTAACAATAAGTAGTGATTTGCATTTACAACATACAAAAATACCCTCATTACCAGAAGGATTGAAAGTTGGGAAGCATTTGTTTTTAGGATATTCAGAAATAACATCCTTACCAGAAGGATTAAACGTTGGGGAGCATTTGTTTTTAGGATATTCAAAAATAACCTCATTACCAAAAGGGTTGGAAGTTTTTGGTGGTTTGTATATTAAAAATGCACCATTAACAAAATACACAGATGAGCAATTAAGAGAAATGGTTAAACCTGGACATATAAATAGGATAATGAGATAATGGAAATAGCAACATTAAAAAACATATTTAATTTCCTTGAAGTAAATGAAAAAAAATTATCCATAAAATGGAAAATGATGAATAAAATCCCCTTTACTAAAGAACAATTATATGTCAAAGGTGATTTGGATTTACAAGGGGAAGACATAGAACAATTGCCAGCAGGGTTATATATTAAACGTAATTTATTGTTAAATGCCACACCAATAAAAAAATTACCAAAAGGTTTAAGAGTTGGTGGTGATTTGCAGTTACAAGATTGTGAAAATTTAAAATCCCTACCAAAAGATTTAAAAGTTCGGGGTAATATATGGCTTGGTGGCACACCATTAGGGAGAATGTCAGATGAGAAAATATTAAATATGGTAAAACCAGATGGCTATATAGGTAACATATATTAAAATGAAAGAAGAAACATTAGGAAAGATATTTGAATTTATCAAAGAAAAGAGCAAACAAAATTTACCATTATTTTGGAAATTGAAAAATGATATACCATTAACAGAAGAAGATTTGACTTTTAAAGGTGATTTAAATTTAGAAAATTCAAAAATAACCTCCTTACCAGATGGTTTGAAAGTTGAGGGTGATTTGATGTTAACCTTTTCAGAAATAAGCTCATTACCAGATGATTTACAAGTTGGTGGTCATTTAAACATAATTGGTTGTGATGCCATAAACTCATTACCAAAAGGATTAAAAGTTGGTGACAGCATTCAATTATCACCAAAACGAATAGTTTCCATTGGGGAAGGATTGTTTGTTGGTGGGGATTTAAATTTATTTAATAGCCAAATAAAATCATTACCCCAAGGAGTTAAAATTGGGGGAGAGTTAATATTATCCTTTACAAAAATAGAAACATTACCAAAAGGTTTGATAGTTAAAGGTGGTTTGGATATTGCTGGAACACCATTAGAAAAATATTCAGATGATGAATTAAGAAAAATGGTTAAACCTGGAGTTATAAAAGGTTCAATAATTAGAGATTAAAAAATTTGATTTTACAAAAAAAACAACTATATTTATACAAACAAATAAAAAACAATACCTATGGATGAAAAATTCTTTGTTGCCAGATTAACTTTTTCTCTACCTGATGAGAATACTGGTAAAATGAAAAAAGTAAGAGAAGAGAAATTAGTTAAAGGTTATTCTGTAACAGATGTTGAAGCAAAAGTTACAGAAAAGTATAAAAACTTTTCCCAAGATTGGAGAATAACAGCAGTTTCAGAATCAAAAATTGATGAGGTTTTTGTTTAAAACAAATAACTTTTATCGTAAACCCCTAGCATAAATAATGTTAGGGGTTTTTTTATTTTAAAAATAATAATGATAATCAGTAACTTTTTTACTTTTTGATATATTTATTATAAAAATAAATAAAAATTATGCAATCTGAAAAAAATTTAGTAGAAGAAGCACTAATTCAAATGAAACAAATTGAAGATGTGCTTGCAGAAAACGCAAAAGGAATACTTGCTTCAACAATGAAGGAAGAAATCGAAGAATTAGTTAAAGAATCTTTAAATGAGCAAGCAGATATTGAAGATGATGAAACTGATTTAGATATGGAAGATGATATGGATATGGAAGATGATATGGATATGGAGGATGATATGGAAGATGATATGGAAGATGATATGGATATGGAAGATGATATGGATATGGAAGATGATATGGATATGGAAGATGATATGGATATGGAGGATGATGTTATTGATATGAGGGGAGCATCACAAAGTGAACTTTTAAAAGTATTTAAAGCAATGGATGATGAAGATGGTATAATTATATCAAAAGATGGTAATGATATCTCATTAACTGATGATGGTGATGAATATTTAATAAGACTAGGAGAACAAATAGAAGATTTTGATTCAGATATGGGGAAAGGTAAACAATATTCACGTATGGTTCGTCATCTTAGTAATCAAATGGATGATGGTGATGATGATTTAGAGGATGATTATATCAAGTCAAGTTATGGTGATGAAGAAGATGATGCTCAAGAATATGGTATGAGATATTTTAATGACGACGATGAAGAAGGTGATTTTGAACCTTTTGATGACGAAAACGAAGATATTGATGTGGACTATGCTATGAGCAAAAGACTTGGTTTGAAATATTTTAATGACAACAAAGAAGAAGATGATGATATGGAAGATGATATGGAGTTAGAAGAAGATGATACGCAATCAACAATTGATAAAATTTTTGAAAAAGCAAATAAACATAGCAATGTTATTTATGAAATAGAAATGGAAGACGAAGAAGAGTTTGATGTAGAAGATGATGGTTATGAGATGGAAGATGAGGATTATGAAATGGAAGATGATGATTATGAAATGGAAGATGATGAAGATTTTGATTGTTCTAATTTTAGCACTTCAGATTATTTAGCCAAAAATCCAAAAGCAACTATTTCTGATGTGTATGATTACTTGAAAGAAAAAGGTTGTTTAAATGGTGGCGATGGTAATGTTGGAGAGAATTATAATTATTTAGGTGAGGCTAAAAAGACTTCCAAATTTAAGTACAAGATGGCTAAAAACGGTTTTAATGAAAAAATGAAAGAGGGTCCTAAAAAAATGGGAACAGGTAAAGCCAAATTTAACTATGACAAATCCGCAGCAAATGTTGATGGGAAAATGAAAAAAGTTACAACTGGTAAAAAACAAGAAACCAAAGAAGCATCAAGAACTTACGGAATGGGAAGTAAAGCAGGTAGAGGTCTTAGAAAAGGCGTAACACCAAATAGAAATTTACATTTAGAGGCTCTGGAAAACCAAGTTTCTGAATTAAAACAAACAAATAATGATTATAAAAAATCATTAAACATTTTTAGAGAGAAACTAAATGATGTTGCAGTTTTCAATGCTAATTTAGCATATGCAACAAGATTGTTTACTGAACACTCAACTACTAAAAAAGAAAAAATAAACATTTTAAGACGATTTGATAATATTCAGACATTACAAGAATCTAAAAACTTGTATTCTGCTATTAACAATGAATTATCAAAAGATTCAAATTCGTCTTTAAATGAGTCTGTTAACCGTAAGATTTCAAATGTTGCGTCAACAGGTTCATCAGCTAACTTAATTGAATCAAAAACTTATGAAAATCCTCAATTTTTGAGGATGAAGGATTTGATGGGTAAATTAGGTTAATAAATTAAATAAAAAAAAATAGAAAATGGGAGCATTATTAGAATCAGGTCTTGTTGGTAATATTGGGTTGAAACACCTAAAAGTTATCAAAGAAGATACAATTAACAAATGGAATAAATTAGGATTCCTTGAAGGCTTAAAAGGTCATTTAAAAGAGAATGTTGCACAGTTATATGAAAACCAAGCATCATATCTTATTAACGAAGCGGCTAGTACATCTGATACTGGTGCGTTTGAAACAGTTGTTTTCCCAATCGTTAGGAGAGTATTCTCTAAATTATTGGCTAATGATATTGTATCTGTACAGGCAATGAATTTACCAATTGGTAAACTGTTCTTCTTTGTACCTCAAATCCAAGAAGCAAATTCTGGTGCACACTATTCACCATATGGTGCTCCAGGTGCAGCAGATACTCAAACACCAACTACTGGTTATGGTAGTGGAAAAAATTTATATGATAGATTTTATGAAGGTAATGAGCCAAGCTTAAACCCAGAAGGTCTTTATGATTATTCAAAAGGACAATATAGTGCAGTTACTGCAACAGGTACTACAGTTGTTTGGAGTGATGGTTCATTAGTTACTTCAGGTTATTCAGCAGGTAATTATAGAAGAGTTATACTAGCTTTGACAGGTTTTGGATCTGATGGTGAAGGTAAATTAATTGGACCTGATGGTCATCCAATGGATAATGAAAGTTTCTTGGCTGGTTTGACTGTTTATGCAAGTACATCAGCAGGTGGTGCATTCTCTGGTGTTACAACAGCATCTGGACTTGGCAATCCATTATTGTTTAGAGTTGTTACACAGAAATATGCAAAAGGGCTTGTTCAATATGGTTCTGAGAATACAATAACTTTCCCTAGTAGTAGAACAGGAGGTGGATCATACAATGATTTATCAACACCTGCTGGTGTTGTTTATCTTGAAGTTGATTTACAAAGACCTGCAACAGTTGGTGCAGATTCATTAGATGGTTACACAGGTTTCACAACATCAATTTCAGGTACAGCCGCAACTGACTTTACAGCAACTTATAGAATTTACAAGAGTTTAGAATTTGAAGATAAAATTGGTGAGGTTTCTTTTGATTTACAATCAGTTACTGTTTCAGTTACAGAAAGAAAGTTAAGAGCACAATGGTCACCAGAAATGGCACAAGACGTTGCTGCATTCCATAACATTGATGCTGAAGCAGAATTAACTGCTTTATTATCAGAGCAAATTGCAGCTGAGATTGATAGAGAAATTTTAAGAGACCTTAGAAAAGGTGCTGCTTGGAATTTACGTTGGGATTACAATGGTTGGAAGAGATTGGGTACAAACGCTATCCCTTACACACAGAAAGACTGGAATCAAACATTAATCACAACTATTAACCAAGTATCAGCACAAATCCACAAATCAACATTGAGAGGTGGTGCAAACTGGATTGTTGTTTCTTCTGAAGTTAGTGCAATTTTTGATGATTTGGAATACTTCCACGTATCAAATGCATCTCCTGACCAAGACCAATACAACATGGGTATTGAAAGAGTTGGTACATTAGCAGGTCGTTACCAAGTATATCGTGACCCTTACTTCCCAGCAAACCAAGTGTTAATGGGACACAAAGGAACATCATTATTAGACACTGGTTATATCTATGCACCATATGTACCATTACAATTAACACCAACAATGTATAATCCATTCAACTTTACACCAATTAAAGGTATAATGACAAGATATGCTAAAAAACTAGTTAACAACCGTTTCTACGGTAGAATTACGGTTGATGGTGTTAGAACATTTGACTTACAAGAGTTAAGATAATCAATTTTATATTGATATAATAGGAAGGGTTGCATTTTTTTGCAACCCTTTTTTTATTTGCATATATTTATTAATAAAAATTTTATGGAAAATAAGCCATCATTTTTTAATGAAGATTTAAGAGTTTGGTTTGGTGATAAGAAAAAACCAAAAGGTAGCAATCAACCCAAAGGTCCTTGGGTTAATATATGTAGAAAAGATTCAAATGGTAAGCACCCCCCCTGTGGCAGAGAATCTGATGATAAGGGTGCATATCCTAAATGTAAGGCGGCTGGTGTTGCTAGTAAGATGAGTGATGCTGAAAAGAAGTCAGCTTGTACAAAGAAAAGAGCGGCTGAAAAAAAGAATCCAAAATCTGGAACGGGCAATAAACCAACAATGGTTACAAAGGAAAGTTTAATAAGAATTATTGAAGAGTTTTTAATTCATAATCATTAGCATTAACTTCATTTACTAAATGAACATAATCTAAATTAATAAATGAACAATTTCCTTGTCCAGAAACCCTTTGTGATAATATAAATAAAATATTATCATTTTGGGTGAAAAAAAGATACAAGTAACCATTTTGTGTAAGTAAATCAACTATAACATTATTATTTGGTATTTCATCAAAAGAAGCAAATTTATATTGTATTTTTTTACCACTTTTTATAATAAAATTCCTCTTGGGTATTATATTAAATTCTTTCCAAGCATAACCTAATTCAGTCATCCTAAATATTGCAATAAATTCATCTTTTGTTATTTCAGTTATTTGTTTTTTTGTTGTAAATTCAGTTTCAATAATTGCTTTGGCTTCATTTTTTTTAGTATTGTTACTAGGGAATAAAAAATTATAAAGAATAGTAGCATGGTTTTTTAGATAATAAAAAGTAGGGTATTTTATGTTTGAGTCGCTACCCTTCATAAAAGATTTAGGGGATAACCCTTCAATTTCAGGGAATTTAAATATAGGAATAATGCTATCATAATTTTTTGCATCAAATACTTCATCCTCCCCATTAATTTGAATTAAATAATCACCCTTTAGTGTTGTTTGGGGTTTCATATTTTTAAATTTTCCCATTAATTGTATAAATAATTTTTTTATTGTTTTTCTTTCCTCACCATAAGAAGTTTTTGAATCAATATTTATAAATTTATTTTTATCAATAGTTTTTTTGGTTAAATCAGAAAACAAATCTGTTTTTTTGAATAGTTCAAAAATATAGTTTTCAAAGTCTGTACCTTTTTCTGAAGCTGATGTTTTTTTTAGTTTATTTGAAATTTCATCTGCTTGATTAGGAGTTATAAGAATTTTTATTTTGCTCATAATGTTTTTAAATTTATATGATATTATCATATCTTTGTTAACCTAAAAGGCTTCAACCTTAATTAAAAAGTTTTCTTTTAGATAATTTGACAACTCATAAAAGGTATCAAATTTTGATTGCATCTTATCATCAAACCTGCTGATAATATCAATATGTGTTTGATGGTGATTAATAAAAAACTTGAAAAGTTCATATTCATAAATCATATGAATTTCTCTATCATATATAATGATAAAGATATTCTCATCTTCAAGATAAATTAATCTTTCTGGCGATTTTGATGAATAAGCAAGTTTGGCATCTGGATTGTCCAGCATTTTAAAGATAATATTTTTACACCTAACTTCATCCTCTGTTGGGTCAGTTAATGCCAAGATGTTTTCTTTAAATGAATTAACTAGGGGGGTCAACCAAGATTTAATGTTCATAGTTTTTTTATTACAAATATACTACAAGTTGAATTAAATAGCAAATTCTGTTTCATCCCAATCAGGATCCTCATTTAATATAATACCTTTAATATATCCAGGTTTAACCATTTTTTTTAATTGATTTTCAGTGTATTTGGTTAATTTTGTGTAAGTTATGTTTATTCCATCATCAACTTTCAATCCTTTTGGTAATGATTGTAATTTGTAACAATGATTTAAATATAATGTACCATTAACTTTTAATCCTTCTGGTAATGATTCAAGTTTTTCACAGCCATATAAATCCAAATCACCCCCAACTTTCAATAGTTCTGGTAATGATTTTATATTTGAATGTTCTAAAGATAACTCGCCCCCAACTTCCAAGTCTTCTGGTAATGAAGTTATTTTTGAATAATCTAAATTCAAATTGCCACTAACTTTCAATCCTTCTGGTAATGAAGTTATTTTAAAATTTGATAAATCCAAATCATCATTAACAATTAAATCTTCTTTTGTTAATGGTGAACCATTTGTTATTTTCCATAAAAATGGAATTTTTGTACCATCTAACTTTTCAATAAAATTAAATATATTCTTTAGTGTTTCTTTTTCCATTATCTAATTATATTATTTATATATCCAGGATTAACCATTTGCCTTAATTCCTCAGTTGAATATTTTGTTAATGGTGTATTTTTAATAAACAAACGACCCCAAACTTTCAACCCTTTTGGTAATGATGTTATATTTGAATGTCCCAAATCCAAATCCTCCCCAACTTTTAATCCTTCTGGTAATGATTGTATATTTTTACAACCATATAAACTTAAAATATCCTCAACGTTCAATCCATCTGGTAATGATTCAATATCTGTTTCTGTTAAATCCAAATCCCCTTCAACAAATAACTCTTCATCTGTTAATGGTTCATTATTCATTAATTTCCACATAAATGGTTTATCCTTATTTTCTTCTTCTTCAAGGAATGTAAATATCTTTTTTAGTGTTTCTTTTTCCATTATCTTTCTATATTTCCAAGTATAAATCCTGGTTTAACCATTTTTCTTAATTCATTATCTGAAAATTTTGCTAACCCAGAGTCGTGAATGGCCAAATTACCATAAACCTCCAACCCTTTTGGTAATGAAGTTAAATTTTTGCAACGCATTAAATCTAACAATCTATTAACTTTTAATCCTTTTGGTAAAAATCCTATCTCTGAATCCTCCAAAGATAATATACCAACTTCCATTCCTTCTGGTAATGATTCCAAATATGGGGTGGTATTTAAATTTAATTCACCTTCAATTTTTAATCCTTTTGGTAATGATTGTATTTGTGTATATGATAAATCCAAATCTAATTTAACTTTTAATCCTTTTGGTAATTTTCTTATTTCTGTATAATTTAAAACTAAATGCCCTCCAACTTCCAATCCTTCTGGTAATGATTTAATATCTGAATTTTGTAAAAACAAATCACCTTCAACTTTCAATCCTTCTGGCAATTCTTCTATCTCTAAATCTGATAAATTCAAATCACCTTTAACATGTAAATCATCTTCTGTGAATGGAAAACCATTTGACCATTTCCACCTAAGTGGCGTATTCCTATTATCCTTCTTTTCAAGGAAATTAAATATCTTCTTTAATGTTTCTTTTTCCATTATCTATATATATATCTATTTAAAAAACTAGGCTCAACCATTTTTATTAATTCATCATCTGAAAATTTTGCTAATGGTGTTCCACCAATAAACAAATTTTGCCCAACTTTCAATCCTTTTGGTAATGATGCTATTTCAGAGTAGGATAAATCCAAATCAACCCCAACTTCTAATCCTTCTGGCATAGAAGTTATTCTTGTGTTTGATAAATCTAAATGTCTCCCAACTTTCAATCCTTTTGGTAATGATTTAATATCAGAAAATTGTAAATACAAGTCACCTTCAACATATAAATTATCTGGCAATGTTTCTATCCCTGAATCTGAAAAATCCAAATCACCTTTAATATGCAAATCATCTTCTGTTAATGGTTCACCACTTGACCATTTCCATAATAATGGTGCTCTTATTTCATCATTCTTTTCAAGAAATTTAAATATCTTCTTTAATGTTTCTTTTTCCATTATCTATCCTTTCTTCCACTTTCCACCCAATTTCTTATACCTTTTTGCCGCAGCACCATTACAATATGCGCTTGGGCATACTTTATACCTAGACCTTGCCCAACTCAAACATTGACTCCATAACTTGGGATTTGTTGGTTTATTCTTTTTTTCCTTTGCTTCTGTTATGTTCTGGCTATCCCTATTTTCAAATTCATTCATCATAAAATCAAAAACTTGATCCAAGTTTTCTTTTGCAACTGTCACATGGTCATCAGCCCAATCATGGCCATTGGTCAACAATTCATTAATTTCATCAGGTTGAAATTCAAGCAATAATTCACATTGTCTTTTAATTTGTTTTAAGTTTCCAAAAAACATATAATTTTCTGTTGCTTGCTCATTTATTGCATTCTTAACAATTTTTTTAATTACTGGATGTATCATATCTTATTTTTTATTATAAATATCATTATTCTTTATTTTGATTATGGCTCTCATATTTTGATTTTAAGGGACTTTTTGTTTTAGCCTATTACTATGTCATCTTTATTAAAATCTGCTGTTGTGGTTAAATTGTATGTGGTTATATCCTAATTATTCTACCTATACGCCCAGGTTTAACCATTTCTCTTAATTCAGCATCTGAAAATTTGTCTAAACTATCTCCAACACTCACGGCTAAATATCCATTAACTTCCAATCCTTTTGGTAATCTTTTTATTGGTGTATCCATTATTGATAACCAAAGGTCAATTACTAGCCCTTCTGGTAATGAAGTTATTTTTGTATTATGCAAATACAAAGAAGCACCAATTTTAATATCATTTGGTATGTTTTTTATAATTGAATGCGATAACTCCAGAGAACCATCAACTTTTAACCCTTTTGGTAATTCTTCTATTTTTGAAAATCTAGTAATCATTCTACCTTTAACTTCCAAATTATCTGGTAATGATTTTAAAGTTGAATCTGTTAAATCTAAATCACCATTAACAATTAAATCTTCTTTTGTTAGGGGATCACCAAGTTTTAATTTCCAAATAAAGGTATCTCTATCTTTATGTTTTTTGTTTTCTTTCTTTTCAAGGAAATCAAATATATTTTTTATTGCTTCTTTTTCCATTATCTAATTATTTGCTCCTTTATAAATCCAGGTTTAACCATATTTCTTAATTCTTCATCAGAAAATTTTACTAATGGTGATCCACTTATAATTAAAATCCCCCTAACTTTCAACCCTTTTGGTAATGATGTTAAACTTGTGCAATTTTCTAAATACAAATCACGGCCAACTTCCAATCCTTCTGGCAAGGATGTTAAACTTGTGCAATTTTCTAAATCTAAATTATGCGCAACTTTCAATCCTTTTGGTAAAGATATTAAATTTGTGGAATTTTCTAAATATAAAGACGCTCCAAGTTCTAATCCTCTTGGCAGTGAAATTAAATCTTCACAACCTTCTAAATCTAAACGACCCCCAACTTTTAAGTTATCAGGTAATGATTTAATAGATGAATAATTTAAAATCAAATAACCACCAACTTTCAACCCATCTGGTAATGAGGTTATTTTTGAATATGATAAATCCAAATTACCTTTTACATTTAACTCTTCTTCTGTTATTGGTTCATCAAATTTTAATTTCCAAATAATGCTATCCCTATCTTTATGTTTTTTATTTTCTTTCTTTTCAAGGAAATCAAATATATTTTTTATTGCTTCTTTTTCCATTATCTAATTATTTTACCATTTATAAACCCATCTGGTTCAACCATTTCTCTTATTTTTTCATCTGAAAGTTTTGCTAATGGAGTTTTTACAATATGTAAATTACGTTCAACTTTTAAACCTTTTGATAATGTTTCTATATCTGAATATGTTAAATCTAAATCGCGACCAACATATAAATCACCTGGCAAGGATTTGAAACTTGTCCATTCAAAATTCAAATCACCCTCAACAAATAATTTTTCTGGGAATGTTTTTAAACTTGAGAACCGAAAATCAGCATTTCCTATAACTTTTAACCCTTTTGGTAAATGTTGTATATTTATGCCAGATATATCCAAATCGCCTCTAACAATTAAATCTTCTTTTGTTAATGGTTCATTAAACATAAATTTCCACCTTAAAGTTCCTTTGTTTTTATGTTTTTTATTGTCTTCTTTTTCAAGAAAATCAAGTATATTTTTTAGTGTTTCTTTTTCCATTATCTAATTATATTTCCTTTAAATGAACCATTATTTAAATTTTTATTTCTTCTTATTTCAGCATCTGTATATTTTTTGGCAAGGAAGGATTCTCCTATATATAAATTACCACCAACATATAAATTTTTTGGGATTTCTTCTATATCTGAATGTCTAAAATACAAATCACCCCCAACATATAAATTGTCTGGTAATGATTCTATATTTGTATGGGATAAGTTAAAACTATCCTTAACATATACCCTTCTGGTAATGAGTTTATTTCTGATCCCAACAACCACAATTTACCTTCAACTCTCATCCCATTAGGTAATGAGGTTATAGTTGTAAATTCCAAATTTAAATTGCCTTTTATATTTAAATCCTCTTTTGTTAGTTCATTATTTACCCATTTCCATAAAAATGGTGTTTTGATATCATCATTTTCTTCAAGGAAATCAAATATTCTTTTTAATGTTTCTTTTTCCATTATCTAATTATATTTCCTTTAAATGAACCATTATTTAAATTTTTATTTCTTCTTATTTCACCATCTGTATATTTTTTGGCGAGGGGGGTCTCTTCTATATCTAATTCACCACCAACGTATAAATTTTTTGGTATTTCTCCTATATTTGAATATTTAAACCATAAATCACCCCCAACATATAAATTGTCTGGTAATGATTCAATATATGTATGTGATACATCCAAACTACCCTTAACATATAGCCCTTCTGGTAATGTTTTTATTGCTGATGCAAATAATGACAAATCACCTTGAACTCTCAATCCCTCTGGTAATGAGGTTATTGCTGAATGATTTAAAATTAAATCCCCATCAAAATTTAATTCATCTTCTGTAAATGGGTGATTAATTTTTACTTTATAAGCAAAAGGTTTTGGTCTATTTTCCTCTTTCTCAAGGAATTCAATTATTTTTTTTAATGTTTCTATTTCCATTACTCTCTTAATATTCCTTTTATAAATCCAGGTTTAACCATTTCTTTTAATTCAGCATTAGAAAATTTGGATAAACTATCATTACTATTTAAAACTAAATAACCCTTAATTATCAATCCTTTTGGTAATGAAGTTATTTTTGTTTTCTGCAAATACAAAGAACCACCAATTTCAATATCATCAGGTATATTTTTTATTTTTGAGTTCCTTAAATTCAAATTACCACCAACTTTCAATCCTTTTGGTAGTGATTCTATATTTGAACTTGCTAAAGATAAATAATCCCCAACTTCTAACCCTTCTGGTAATGAGACTATTGCCGAACAACCCATTAAATTAACCCAACCCTTAACTCTTAATCCTTCTGGTAATGATGTTACTTTTGTATATGATAATTCCAAATTACCATTAATATTTAATTCATCATATGTTAATTCATTAAATATAACCTTCCATTTAAAACTACCTTTATCTCGGGGCATTTTATTTTCTTCCTTTTCAAGAAAATCAAGTATTTTTTTAAATGTTTTATTTTCCATTATCTACATATTTCCTATTATTTCTCCTATATAACCATTTGGCTTTATCATATTCAATAATTCATTGTCTGAAATTTCTGTAAATTTTGTTCTGTAAATATATAAACTACCCCCAACTTTCAAGTCTTTTGGTAATGAGGTTAAACCCCAACACCCAGCTAACCATAAATTACCCTCAACTTCCAATCCTTCTGGTAATGTTTTTATATCTGAGTCTGTTAAATCTAAAACACGCCCAACTTTCAATCCTTCTGGTAATGAAGTTATTTTAAAATTTGATAAATCCAAATTACCTTCAATATTTAAATCTTTTTCTGTTAAGGGTTCATTATTTTTTACTTTATAAGCAAAAGGTTTTTTTCTATTTTCTTCCTTCTCAAGGAATTCAAGTATTCTTTTTAATGTTTCTTCTTTCACAATCTTGATATTTTTTCTTTTATAAATCCAGGATAAACCATTTCTCTTAATTGTCCATCTGTGTATTTTCGTAATGGGGTATTTTCTATATACAATACCCCCCTAACTTCTAACCCTTTTGGTAATGATGTTATTTTTGTATCTTTTAAATTCAAATATTTACCAACTTTTAATCCTTCTGGTAGTGAAATTAAATCTTTGCAAGAATATAAATCCAAAAAACCCCTAATTTTTAAGTCATTAGGTAATGAACTAATGGATGTATAATTTAAATGCAAATTACCACCAACTTTCAATCCTTTTGGTAATGAGGTTATTTTTGAATATGCTAAAAACAAATGCTTCCCAACTTTTAATCCTTCTGGTAATGATTGTATTCTTGAAAATGTTAAAATTAAGTCCCCCTCAACTTTTAACCCTTCTGGTAATGATTCTATACTTGAGTACATTAAATTCAAATCATCTTTTATATTTAATTCATCTTTTGTTAATGGTTTATTAAATAATAACTTCCACCTTAAATTATTTTTAGGTATTACCCCTTCCTTTTCTTCAAGAAAATCAAGTATTTTTTCAATTGTTTCTTTTTCCATTATCTAACTATTTTTCCTTTTATAAATCCAGGTTGAATCATCTTTCTTAATCTATAATTACTAATTTCATCTAAATGGGAAAGATTCAACATTATAGATCCATAAACTTTCAATCCTTTTGGTAATGAGGTTAAATCTGTTAGTCTTAAATCCAAATCACCACCAACTTTTAAACCTTCTGGCAATGATTGTATATTTTTACAACCAAATAACACCAAATCTTTCCTAACTTCAAGTCCTTCTGGTAATGAAGTTATTTTTGTATTATTTAAAACTAAATGCCCTCCAACTTTCAATCCTTCTGGTAATGAAGTTATTTTTGTATTATTTAAATACAAATCCCTACCAACTTTCAATCCTTTTGGTAGCAAGGTTATATCTGTATTAGATGAAAACAAATCACCACCAACTTCCAATCCTTCAGGTAATGATGTTATTTTTGTTGAACCTAAATTCAAATTACCCCCAACTTTCAAACCTTCTGGCAATGAGGTTATTTTTGATCTTCTTAAATCGAAATTACCACCAACTTTCAAACCTTCTGGTAATGAGGTTATTGTTGTTTCATAAAACCACAAATTACCTATAACATCTAAATCTTCTTTGGTTATTGGCTCATTATTTAATATTTTCCATTTAAATGGTGCTCTATGTTCTCCTTTCTCTTCAAGGAATTCAAATATTCTTTTTAATGTTTCTTTTTCCATTATCTAATTATTTTTTATTTATAATAAAAAAGTGCAATTGTTTTTTATAAGTGGTAATCTCCCCAGCAATTTGAACCTTTAAATCAACAAAATATTTATTTGGTATTTTATCTCTTGTGTCAAAATTAAAATAATATTCATTTGGTGTTCTGTTAAATTCTGTCCAATCTTGAACTTGAACTTGGGTTTCCCCCTCCTTAACATAAACACGATAAAATCCTTTAATGTTTGTTAATAATTCACTTGTGCTATATGCTTTTTTAATTATAACCCCAATCTTTCTAACATCAGTATTGAGTATTTTTTCCCCTTGCATAATGTTATAGAAATCAAAATTATATGTTTCACTTTCTGTTGTCTTTGTTCCAGTTTTAATTCGATTATTTACATCATATAATACAAATTCATTTTCAACATTGGGTAATGTAATTCCATTTAAGGTCATCCCACTCCAAACATCAGTAAATACCATAGGTGCTGTATATCCACTAAATACATTTGGTACAGATACCTCATACACACCCTTGGTAATTAATTTTGTTGATAAGTTTGTGCAACCAGTAACAACATTCCCATCATTGTCAAATATATTAACAATTGGATTGTTATCCAAATTTGAATACGAATCTTCATCTGTTACATAAAGATATAATTTATTTACCCTATTCTTAACAAAATTATTTCTATCATCCTTAATCAAATCATCATAAGTTGTTAATAGATAAGGTTCATAAAATGTCTGGGTGTGCCTTGAAAAAAAGCCAACAGAATAGCTTTCCGTTAACCCTGTTGCATTTTCATAAGATGGGGTATAAGCAATGCCCCAACCAGAATAAGATGTGGTAGAACCGCTTAAAATGGCGTTTATTTCATTTGTCATGTTAAATGAAACATCTTCATTACCAAATTCAAAATGTTTGGTATCAAGAATGGTCAATCCGCTATAATTAACATTTCCCGTATTTTTATTGTTATAAATACCAGGTTCAGTCCATCCGCTTAATGTTTGAGCATTATACCAATTTGAGGGGGTTGATGCAAATGAATTATCATTCTTTATAACTAGGGGATATTTCGCCCCTGACCCTGAATTTAAGTTTTTTGAATAATCTGTATAATCATAACCTACACCTTCATCCCAATTTTGAACATACCCTGTGCTACCACTACTCAATGGAATTCTAAATAAAACCAAATCAAAGGAAGATGCTCTACGTTTTTGATTTGGCATTTTCCCATTTAATAAGGATTCATCAAAAGATGCTGAATTTTTTAAGACTAATGTATGTGTGACACTTGACAATGAACCGCTAAAAATGATATCATCATTAACTTTATCAATTAGAGGTTCTAAATCTAAATCAAAAATTAGCCTTGTTGGTCCATATGCTGGGATTAAGTAATCTGTTGCACCATAAGTTAATTCAATAACAGGGTTTCTACCTGTATTTATTTTTGAATTTGCAATTAAAGTGTTGTTTCTATTAAAATAAGATAGATGAATTGACATTTTTTTATTTAATAAATATCAATTAATCCTAATTTTTTTGTTTAATATTTTTGTTGTTGCAAGTGAAAACTCACGTAATAGATTTTGAATTGTTGATCCATCTTCTGTAACAGAAACTGGTGCCTCCCCGGGAAATGGATGTGCATGTGTAACCAAAAATCTAATGATTAAATTAATCAATTCAAGAAGTTCTTCTCCCCTAATAATTGAAGATGTATTGGGGTCAATACTATCAACAATTTTATCATTATCAATACCATATAAAGTATCTGTTAAATCAATTTTGGATTTGTTAGGTGAAGGAGTAGTATTGTGGCTTAATAAATAAATTGTGTCAGCACCAATTAAAGCAGATGAATTTTCTTCGTTTATTATTGTATTACCAATAACAACACCACTTTCAGTAAAAGTAGGAACAATTGTACTATCTTTTGAATAAATAAATCCTGAACCCCTTTTATTTGAAAATTTATCAAACTTTATTTCATTATATATGTCAATAACATTTGTAGATGGTGTTTTAGATAAAAATGTTCCACTCAATCTTAAATAAGTTGAATATCCTGGTCTAAAAAATATTGGGAATTTTATTTCATTTTCAAAAAATAATTGTGTTCCATCATCAAGTTTTACACCTGAATTGCATTTTTGAATAAAATCATTAATAAATTTAATTGTATTTTCTTTACTTAATTGATTAAACTTAACCCTACATCTAAATATTTTTAAATCATCAATAGTACTATTAATATCCAAATTTTTAATAGCTACTCTTTCATTTTGAATTAAATTATATAAATTAATAAATCCATCAAATTTATCATTTGTAGCATCAGGATTTTGGATAACCCATTCAATCAAGAATTTTGTTCCTAATGTTTTTTCTCTTTCAAGTTCAATAACTTCTGGGGGATTTTTTACTTTCCTTGATTTAAACTGTGATACTTGAACAAATGACCTATTATAATTTGGTGTAGGAAACTCATTTGGATTCATTGACCCCTTGTATTTACCTGCCCTAATTATAACATCATCCTCTTTAACTAAAATGTCAGATGATCCCCTACCAATAATACCAGTATCATTAGGTTCAACAAATATGCCTTTAACTTTTGATTTCCTATATGAACCATCAAGATTTTTTAATGTTAATGTTCTTTTAAATCTTCTACCTGAACCAGTTAATATACGAGATTCTGTCACAGTATTAGAATCCGCTCGCATAGGAGAATTAAAATCAGATTGAATATAATATTGATTATCAAACTTAAAATCTTTATTTGCATAAATAACCAATATTCTTTCTCCAGCACTCAAGGGAGCATTTATATAATAAGGCAATAATGGTTTAAATATGAAAGGATCCCTATCCCCCCAGATGTCTGTTTTTTCATTAAAATTTGGGTTACTAATTGAATTTAATATATCATCATTTCTATCTGAATCAACCCTAGCCCTAACCCTATTTAATCCTAATGGGTCTTCAATATCAATTATCTCCGCTGGAAATAGTACTCTATTGTCCATAATTATTTCTTGAATTATATTCTTCTAAAATTTTAGAATAAGCCCCCTCAATCTCATCTAATTTATAAGTCAGATTGATAACTATATTTTTTGTTTCATTAAATTCCTCAGTCAAACTATCCAAAACATTAATAATTTCACTATTACTTTTATTTTTAATATCCTTACAGAATTCAATAATATTTTCATTATTTTTCATATTAACCATGTCTTTTTTTAGCAAAAACCCTTCCTGTTAATAGGGGGTCAATAAAACCATCAACTGCACCATTTGTAATTTCTTCAGAATCCATGCCATTTATAAGTGATTCAGCAAACAATAAAACTCTATTTGGTGAACCATCTAACAAGTTTTCAGTTTTTAAACCCAAATTTTGCATTTCAGAAATAACATTTATTTTAGCTCGTTCACTTGAATACCCAGGTAAAAATTGAGCACCAAGTAATAATGGTGCTGGTATTGGTATAATTGCTCTTTTACTTAAAACATTAATTGAATTTAATATTTGTCCAATAGATTCAATTACACTTTTACATTTTTTTAAATCAACCTTAATTGATAATATACCAAATAAAGATGAAGTCAATGCAAGTATTATTCTTTTTTGTTTGTTGGTGTATTTTTCAAAAATACCTCCAACCACTTTTGACACCATCTTTTTTAATTTACCCTTCAATATGTTAAATAATTCTTTTAAGAATAATTCCAATATTTTTTTGGTAACATTTTGAATATAAACTTTATATTTTTTTGCAAATATTTCAGCACTCCCAATTACTTCTTTTGCATATGATAAATTACTTTTAGCCTCATTTAAATTTTTTTCAGCTTGGTCTTTTAGTTCATTATATTTATCATTAATTGTCCCTTCAATAACTTGACCCAACACCATTATTGGAAATAATAATTTTGGGCTAATAATAGATTCAATGGTTGCTTTAACAAAAGAAAATAAAGTTGCATTATTATTTTGTAAATTATTATTTTGTAATATACTTAATATTCCCTCATTTATTGCATTACTTTTTTCTTGTTCAGATAATCCATCAAATGTATCAATAATATCTTTTGCAAAATCTCTTATAATCTCATAATCAATTGGCTGATTTAATACCCCACAACTCTCATAATCAATTATTTTATTTTGATAATTATTTATATTCCTATCTATTTTTCTTAAATCAATTTCAGAAAATGTGAAAAAATCATCAGTATCATTATCTAGTTCTGATATTTTAGAAATGCCACTAACATTTATTTCTTCACTATTGTCAATACATTTATTACAAAATCTTTCAATTAATAACATAAATTTACTTTTCTCCTTTATGTCTGTTTCTGTACTACTTTCTGTAATATCTGCACCATCAATAAGATAACTAAATATGTTTTTTATAATATTATTAAAATCAATGATGTCTAATGTATCGTAATAATCAAATATAAATTTACTATAAGAATTAAATGTATTATCACCATCCCCCAACAAAGCAACCGCAATAAAATCCCCATCTACATCTAAATCATTTTTTGTTTCATATGAAAAATCAAATAAATCCAATCCAGAATATCCTTTATAATTTGTACCATATTTTTGATAAAAAGTTTCTTTCTCATTACTTAATCGCTCATATAACTCACGATTAAATGAAAACCCTAAATTGCCACCATATCCTTTATATTTATCATTTGTAATGTTTTGACCTATTGTGGTGTTTTTTAGATTTTCATAAAAAAATATACCAGATGTAGAATCTGGACTTTTTGTTAAATTACCAAATAAATCTAAATTCTTAATAGGGACAAAAACTTTTGATTTTTTGTCCATTTTAAATGATGGCTTAATATATTCATTTTTAGGTATAACTGGAAATGTTTGGTCATCTCTACAACCTAATAATTTAATTGCCTCATCAGATAATATTTTTTTTATTTCTGAAAGGTTTTTAACTGTAATATCTGAAAATGTCTTTAATAATTTGTTATTAGTATCCAATCCCTCACCATCTATTTTTTTTATATAACTAATTATTTGTTCAAAAACAGAGGGGGCTTTATTGGTCTTTAAATTGCTTGGGGCTTTATTTATATTAATTGAATTACTTACATTAGAAACAACTTTATCAAAAAAGATTTCACTCTGTCTTCTAGCTGTTTTTGACGCATTGTTACTATCTAAGTAAGTTGTATATGCATCAATTTTTTTGCTAATGTTCTTATATTCATTAATTAAATTTGGCATACCATTACTTTAATGTGTAATTATTTGTTAAATCATTATTTATGTCTTTATTTAATAAATTTTCTAATACAGTTTCATCCAAATCTGCAAATGAATAAGATGTTTCATCTTTACTCATTTTTTCCCAGATACTTGATTGTAATTTAGATAAACTTAATTTTTTTTCAACACACTCATTAATAATTTTTTGTTGCTTTTCAATAACAGGTCCAATCATTGTCATATCTTCTGGATCCTTTAACATTGTTAGCATTTTGTTTTGTATTCTAATGGCAGTTGTCCTCTGCTCAACAAGTTCATTGTATATTTCTTGCATTAGATTTAGAATTGATTCCTTATTAAAAGAAATTTCTTTTTTAACTGGTCTAGCCATAATTAAACAATTTTATTTATAATAAAAATATAAAGAGATTTAAATTTCTTTAACGAAACTCGAATCTCTTTAGTTGTTAAGTTTGTCATTTCACGCAATGACAACAAAATTAAATTTTTATTAAACTTTGAATTATCTGTTGCTGTAAATATTGTTTCATATTTTTCAAAAACATCTATTAATGCTAATCCTAATTTTCTTTCATTATCAGTTAAAGATTGGGTTTCAACAAAATCTTTTAGTTTAATAGTATATTCAACAATAATTAAATCTAAATCAACCACATCATCATCTATGTTATATAACATATCTGGGCGTTCTTCTATTGATGCTGAAATATCTTCATAAGATACCTTTCTGTTGGTTTCTTTTTGGTCTTTTAATATTTGACCCATCAAATAATTTTTACATATCGTACCAAAGTATGAATATGCTTTTTTATTTTTGGATGGTTTAAATTTATCTACTTTGGTCATAAGAAAAGAATGAACATCAGTATGAATCTCATTGAAGTCCATATCTTTTCTATATAACCTGTATCGTCTAATTATTGACGATATCATTTTATCTAAAGGCTTTCTAAGAAATTGGTTGTATATTTTGTTTTTTTCATGTAAAGTATTTGCTGTTAGAAAATCTACAACAGCCTTTTCTTCCCTTATGTCAAAATAGTTTTCTTTTGGGGTTTTCTTTGTTTTCTTAGTATCATCTATTACATCAATAGTTTGGGTTGTCATTAAGAATTTTGAATTTCGTACTTTATTTTTCTATCAGTTGTAAAAAAATATTCTTTTTTAGCAGTTTGAAGCCAAAATTTAACTTCATCTTCAGTAATTTTATTATCATCATACTTATAATTCCAAAATATTGACCCCTCCCTTAAATTGGTATGTTTATATCCCAATCTTGGTATTGTCATAACTGATGTTGAATTATAAGTTAACCTCAATAAAAATTCATAACTAAATGTTAATTTTATTGATGGCTTAAATCCACCTGTGCTAATAAATATATCCTTTTTCAAAATAATTCCAGAAGTTTGAAAATTTTGATATTCTTGTAGGATGTCATTTGTTAAAACTCCCATTTCTTGGGTGAAATTTGCCGCAAATGTTGCTTCATTTGTAAAACCAGCAAATGTTTCTTTTGCATCAACATCAACAACAACAGGTAAAAATGCCCCATATTCAGGATAAACTTCTGCATACTTTTTAAAATTCTTAAACCAAATATTTGAATACTCATCATCAAATTCAAATAATGAAATCCATTCTGATGAAGCGTTTTCAACGCCATAATTAATTTGCTCACAATAATTTGGTTCAGAATCCCAAGCTAATTTTTTAACATTAATAGATTTAAAATCATATTCATTTAAATATTTAACAAGAGAATCTTCTTTTGTATGGATAATAACCAATTCATCAAAATCATTTTCTTGTTTCTCCAATGACGCAATTGCTTTGGTGAAAAACATATCAAAGTCTTTAACTTTTGATGATTTAATTGGTAATATAATTGATAGTGATAATTTTTTGCTCATTTTATAATTTGTTTAGTTGCTCTTGAAATGCGTTTATTCTATTATCAAAATATGAATTAAAACAATTGATAACTGTTGATGTGAATTTATCCTTATCTTTATACATATTAGATGTCTTTTCTATCTCTTCATATAGTTCAGGTGTTATACTGTCTTCCAACCAATTCTGAATAAATTCGGCAATATAATCAACCATTTTTAATTTGTCTTGTATCCAAATGCCGTTTTTATCATTCATCCATTCAGGTATTAAATCTGGTATTCTACCAATAACTGGAATACCACAAGCCATAGATTCTAATGGATATGTTCCAAAACCACTAATATCATCAATCCAAACGCTTAAAAAACAATTCTTTAAAGAATTAGCAAATTCACTTTGGCTAAGACCCCTCATATCCCTAAATGTGAACCACCTAAATTGGGGGTATTTTAAATAAAATTGTTTAACAATATTAATTGTATCAGTCTGCTCTCTTGTGTGAACAGCAATAATTGGCATTGGGGGTACTTTTGGTTTATCAAATAAATCTGAAATTACTGGGGTAATAATGTCATAAGACATTTTCTTCATATATGAATCTAGTTCATCCTTTTGTTTTTCAGAAGTTGTTATACATTTTAAAAATCCTAATGAAGGCCAACTTTGCCCTGGTTGTAATGTATCTAAAACATAAGAGTAAGATTGCATCAATACAATTTTACCACAAGGCAAATCTTTTATTTGTTCCATAATAAATCCATATATTTCTGGAAGTACAATAAAATCTTCTGGACTAATTTCCAAATTCTCCCCCTCAATTGAACGGTGGGGTAATGAGGTCATATAACTTTCGTCAAGCCAAGAAGCAACACCTGAATAATCTTTCTTTTCGTGTAATATAATAGGATTGAAGCCGTTATCTTTTAATGATAATGCCACATCGTATATATATTTTATGGATGCCCTAGCATTTCCTTTTGTGTCTTGAGCCACAAAATAAATCCTTGATTTCTTATCTTTTAAGATATTTAAAGAATTTTCAATTTTTGGTTTAATATCATTCATGTTAATATTTGTTTATTATCTTTTTGTTTAATAATGTATTAAATGCCAATTTAAATGGTAGAGTCAAGTTATTACCTGAACTTAATCCAAGTTTTTCATCAATGTCATCATTCTCTGTTAGAATAACATCTAACATTAGTTTTACAAGTTCATATTTTATAATATTTATTTTTGTATCTGTTGTACCTGTTATTTCTATTGATGCAACTTCTGTCATATCAACATACTTTTCAACAATATCTAAATCAACATAATAATGTTCTCCTAAAATTTTTAACATAGTTCTAAAATTTTGTCTTTAAATTCTCTTAGTTTATTTATGCTATGTTTGGTTTTAATATTTTTATTGTATTCTTGTTCATACTTAATTATAACCAAATTGTTTGGCACATCTAATAATAGGTTAGGATTAGCCGTAAGTAAAACATCTATTGGTTTAATCATCTCATTTTTTGTTTGTTCGCTATAAAATTTGATATTTTCAATCAAACAAGAAAATTTTGATAAAAAGAACAATGTTGCTGGCTTTGATTTTCCAATTTCATCGGAAACAATAATAATCTCATGATTATCTCTCATATCCAAATAAAAATCATTCAAATCATTCATCCCTGTATATTCAACAGATGCTGCATGCCCAAATATCTCCATTGGATGTTCAATGTATAAAAAATTATACAAATCATCATCCAATGGAAATTTAAAATGATTTAAAAGATTTAAGGAATCAATTGGGTAATTTATTTCATATTTAAATTCTGATTCATTATCTTCATTTGCAACATAAAACTTATCATAAACTTGTTCTATCTTCCCAAGAGTGTCCCTTAATATTCCATTTAAATCAATTGCTATTGTCATACTTTTTTAAAATTTTGCTTATGATGGGGTTTCTAACAATATCCTCACTATAAAATTCATGGTGAGCAATATCTGAGATGCCTTGTAATCTTTCCATAGCATCATATAATCCAGTTCCCCTCTTGTCTTTATATCTATCAGTTTGTTCCAAATCTCCAGATATAAAGAATTTAGTATTAAAACCTATTCTTGTCAATAGTAATTTCATTTGATTTGGTGTGGTATTTTGTGCCTCTTCTAATACCAAGATGGTGTTGTCAATGTTTAAACCCCTCATATAAGCAAGAGCCATAACCTCAATAACCTCCATATCCATTAATTTCTCACGGATATTTTTGCCAATTATTTTGTTAATTAAATAAAATGATGGATAAATATATGGATCCATCTTCTCATTTACATTTCCAGGTAACGCCCCTAGTTTCTCTTCTGCTTCAACTGCTGGTTTAACAATCACCAACTTGTCATATGTATTGCTGGGGTCTGCAAGTAAGTCAATGGCTGCTTTCATAGACATATAACTCTTTCCAGTTCCAGCAGGACCAATGCAAATTGTAATTTGGTTATTTAACAATTTGTCATAATAAACCACTTGATTGTCATTTAGGAATTTTTCTTTTGTTTTCTTTTTAAGTAAACTACAAATTTGGCTTTTCCTAGATTGGGGAGCTAACTCAACCTCATCTTCTTTTTTCACAAATCTTCTTCTCGTCATTAAGTTGTTTTTATTTAATAATAAATAATAGGAACTAGAATTTAGTAGTCAAATTTTCATCATTAAATTTATGTAACCAATATTCTATCATTTCATCAAGCATTGTTTCAAATGTATATTTTGGTTGCCAGTTAATTGTTTTCCTTAATTTTGTTGCATCTCCTTTTAAATCATATAGTTCTTCTGGTCTATAAAATTTTTCATCTTGTTTTACATAATCCATATAATTTAACCCCAAGTATGAAAAAACATATTCACACAATTCTCTAACAGAATGGGATACCCCTGTGGCACACACAAAGTCATCAGGATTATCTAATTGCAATATTGACCACATTGCCTCCACATAATCTTTTGCGTGTCCCCAGTCCCTTGTAGCATCCAAATTACCCAAACTTAATGAATTAGCTAATCCCAATTTTATTTTAACTGCTTGTTTAACCACCTTGTTTGTTACAAAGTTTGTCCCCCTTCTTGGGGATTCGTGATTAAATAAAATCCCATTTGATATAAACATACCATATGAATTTCTATAATTTCTTGCAATATTATACCCAAATACTTTTGAACAACCATAGGGTGATACCGGATTTAAAGGCGTTGTTTCCCTTTGAAATCCATCAGCATCAATTGAATTACCAAACATTTCAGATGATGATGCCTGGTATATTTTAATTGACTTATCTACAAGTTTAACCGCTTCAAGTAAGTTTAAAACGCCAAGTCCAGTTGCATTTGCTGTGTAAATGGGTTGGTCAAATGATATTCTTACATGAGATTGTGCTGCCAAATTATATATCTCATTAGGTCTAACATCTTGTATTACTCTAATTAATGATGATAAGTCAGTCAAATCAGCATAATGTAATTTTAACTTATCATATATATTATCCAATCTTGATGTTTGATTTTCTGCAACTGAATTTCTTTTCAATGTTCCATGAACTTCATATCCTTTCTCAATCAATAATTCTGCTAAGTATGATCCATCTTGACCATTTATCCCAGATATCAATGCTATTTTATTTTCTTGCATAAGTATAATTTTCAATAAACCACTCAACTGTTTCCTTCAACCCCTCCTCAATTGGGGTGAATTTAAAATCTGGTAAATATGACATCAATTTGCTATTATCAGATGGCTTTCTAAATTGTCCATCAGGTTTAGAATCATCAAATATTACCTTACCCTTAAAGTTAAAATAATTTACCAATAAGTCAACCAAATCTCTTATACTAATTTCAGATGAGGGACTCAAAATAATTGGTTCAGATTCATTGTAATTATTTAAAACCCATTCACTTAATCTTGCAACATCTTTAACATAAATAAATTCTCTTAATGGTTTACCAGATCCCCAAACAATAAAATCAGTTTTTGTTTCTTTTGCCAAAAATAATTTATGAATTAACATAGGAATAACATGACCATGCTCTAATGAGAAATTATCATTAGAACCATATATGTTTGTTGGTATTACTGATTTATAATTTAACCCATATTGTTCTCTATATGCCCTAATTTGTATATCTGCCATTCTCTTGGCATAAGCATAGGGATAATTTGATGAATGAGGCTCACCCAAATGTATCTTCTTTTCAGTTAGGGGGTAATCAATATTATCTGGAAATACACAAGTGGATAAGAAACAAACCAAATTTTCAACTCCAACCTTCCTTGCTGATTCTATAACATTTGTGTTTATCATAATGTTATCATAGAAATATTCACCCTTATACTTCATATTACCCCCAAGTCCACCAACTTTACCAGCACAATGAATAATATGTGTTGGTTTATGCTTTTCAAAGGCTTCATATGTAAGGTGGGGGTTTGTTAAATCAATTTCACTTCCAATCTTAATATCTGATTTAATATGTGAACCAACTAAACCATATCCACCAGTTACTAACAATTTTAGCATATAAACTAATATTTTTTATTATTAATCATTTTAGTAATCCTAACTTGTTCATCCCAATGCTCAATCATTTCATCCATTAACATTTCAAAAGTATATTCTGGCTTCCAACCAAATTCTTTTCTAATTTTAGTAGAATCACCTTTAAGATATTTTAATTCTTCAGGTCTCATAAATTCTTGGTCTTGGACAACATATAGATTATAATCAAGTTCTAGTTTAGTAAATACATAATCAATCATTTCTCTAACTGAATGAGTTTTCATTGTTGATACAACATAATCATCTGGTGTATTGTGGTTTAATAATAAGTGCATTGCTTTTACATAATCTTTAGAATGACCCCAATCTCTATATGAATCCATATTGCCAATGACTAGTTTATTTGCTAATCCATGTTTTATTTCAAGAGCAGTTTTAATAACTTTGCTTGTTACAAAATTGGATCCCCTTCTTGGGGATTCATGATTGAATAGTATTCCATTTACAGCATGTAATCCATAACCCCTTCTGTAACTTCTAACTAATGAATATGCAGATAATTTAGAACACCCATATGGTGATACTGGTATCATTGGTGTTGTTTCTCGTTGAAAGCCATCACTATCAACAGAGTTTCCAAACATTTCTGATGATGATGCTTGATAAAATTTAGCATTTGGACAACTTCTTCTATAGGCTTCTAACATATTTAAAACACCATTTGAATTTGTTTGTAATGTAAATTCTGGTATATCAAAACTTATTCTAACATGACTTTGTGCTGCTAAATTATATATTTCATCAGGTTGTATTTTATCTAATAATTTTTGTAAATTTGTTTGGTCTAAAACATCCCCATAATAAACATACATTCTATCTTTTATGGATTCAATACGGCTTTGTTGGTGTTCAGGTACTGAATTTCTTCTAACAATGCCATAAACTTCATATCCTAAAGACAATAAATATTCTGATAAGTATGAGCCATCTTGCCCATTAATTCCTGTAATAAATGCTTTTTTCATATTATTTTTTAAAAATTTTCATTTTAGTTAAATCAGGCCAATCAGTAACTACCCATTGCCTTGGTGGGGTATTGATTGCATCTTGTAATTTATTTAGTCCTAATTGTGCAATCTCAGGTGTCATATAATAATGAAATCCAAGAGTGTCTATATCTTGGTCTCTCCACGGTATGTTAGGTAATCTTCCATCATAAGACATTTTCTTTAATGAAATATAATCAATTTCATTATCAAGTAAAATAATACCCCCTCTACCTAATGAAAGATGTTTTTGATATTGAAAACTAACACACATAAATGTGTTGGGAATATAACTATTTTTTTTCCACAATACTGCTGCATCAATAATTCTTTTATCACCATAATTAAGTGTATAATAATTTTCCCAATCTTCATATCTCCATTCTAGTTCTATACCTATTTTTTCTGCCAAAAATGGTACAGACAAATATGTTCTTGTAGGTACATTAATTTTGGTTTCTTTAACATATCTTAAACATAATTCTAACCCATGTGTACAACTATCAACAGCAACTGCATAAGAAGAACCAAAAAACTCTGATATTTTATTTTCAAAAGTTGAAACTACTTCAAAATTCATTTTTTATCATTTAAATAGGTTTTAATATTGTTGTTATCATCACACCATTTAAGTGCGTATTGACCTTCTAACGGTCTTGAAAACATTGGATGGTAATGTTTGGCACACCCCTCAAAAAAATAATGATTGGCTTGAGTTAATCTAGTTTTATTAAAATCTGTAACACCTTCAACATTACAGCCACCATGCAACATATTTGAAGCCCATATTAAAGCTTGTCCTTTTTTTAAACTTACGTTTTTTTCAGAGGCTTTTTTACTTTTTATTAATTCAATTAAAAAATCTTCATATATTTTATAATTATTAGATTCCCCATTTTCAATAGTATCAGGGTGAGGTAAATTAAGATTATGGTATTCATATACTGGCCATTTATGACTACCCGGTATTATTTTTAAAGTGCCATTAGTTTCATCAACATCTTCAAATGCTACCCACACACCAACCATCCAAAGATGTGGTATTGTGTGAAAATGTATTGTATCACTATGTAGTGGTTGATTACTACCTTTAATAAAATTAATAGTTGAAAATGGAAATGGCGTTTTTCCATATAAATAACTAAGAGTATTAATAATTTTAGGGTGTATTGTTAAATTAGCAATTGAGTCACTTTTTTTCCAATGTTCAAATATTCTTTTACTTTCTGTATATTGAAAGTGGTCAGCATGATATGTAGTATTTTCATTATTTAGTGCACTATACGTGTCATTTACTATTGGTAATATATCATCATCAGTTAATTCTAAATCAATAATAAGATAACCATTTTCATTATAAAATTTACAATTTTCTTTTTGTTTATTGGTTAGCCCTGAATCATCCAATAATTCGTGAAAAAATGGTGATTCAATCCATGGAATGTCTAATGAGTTGTTTGATGGTTTAAAATTATTCATAGTTCATAAGTTTTTTAGCACTTTCTAATATTTGTTTTGAATCTCTCGTTTTGATTGGTTTTGCTGGTGATCCAGCATATACTGTCCAAGGTTCTGTATCTTTAGTAACAACAGACCCAGCTCCAACTATTGACCCTTCACCTAATGTTACACCAGGTAAAACAGTACAATTAACACCTAAAGTAGAGTATCTTTTAAATATTACTGGTTTATTTATGACCATTCGATGTTCTAATGGAACAACAGGCGATATTAATCCTTGAGTAAAATCATCACTTGCGCAGACAATTCTACTTCCAGAACCAATGTTAGTAAAATCTTCCATAACAATTAATGCTGGCGCACCACCTATAATTGAAACACTTGGTGCAATATGAATATAATCCCCCAATATTGCTTGAGTTGATATATAAGTCCACATATCAATTGCTACATGATTACCTATTTCAACTAATTCAGGTCTTGATATTATTGCTAAATTACTAACCCTAACATCTTTCCCCACTTTTTTTAATTTTTTCATTTTTTATATTTATAATCCACCATTTATTTTTAAATTACCACCACAAAAATATTCATTTTCTATAATATAATCAATAGTATTATATAATTCTTCAGTTTTACCAAACCTTTTTAAACCTATTTTTTCTTTTGCAATATCTTGATATTTAGATTCAACTCTATCACCCATTCCACCATCCCAATATCCTAGTTGTATTGTATTACATGTTATTCCATGTTTTATATTTTCTTTATTAGCAACCGAAATTAATCTATCCAAAAAAGCTTTTGATGCACAATATAATGAATTTTTAGGTACATTCATTTCAGAAAAAATTGAAGATATTGATATCACTCTACCCCATTTATTTTTAATCATATTTGGTAAGCATCCAGAAAGTATATTTATATTACCTTTTATGTTTACATTCAACATATCATCAATTTCTTTATAATCATCCTCAGTAATACTATTTAAAAATACATCATATTTTTTACCTGACATATTTAAAACAATATCTACTTGATTTTCATTAAAAAAATTATTTACTTCTTTTGGGTTTGTTACATCAACGTCTTTACTACTTAAATCAATTACTTCATATTTTTTTTTAAGAAATGGTACTAATTTAGTTCCAAGACCACCTTTTCCACCAAAAACAACTATTTTTTTCATAATCATTGATTATACTTAATTATCATTGAACCCCAAGCCCAACCAGCACCAACAGCTGATAATAATATATTATCACCATAAGTTATTTCACCTGATTTAATTGCATCATCTAAAGCAATTGGTATTGATGCACCTGCAATATTACCATATTTATCCATTATTGTTTTTACTTTATGCATTGGTAAACCAACATCTTTTGCAACCAACTTTAATATATTAATACTAGGTTGATGTGGTACTAACATATTAATATCATCAGCTGTTAAATTAGCTTCTTTTAAAACACTTTTAATTGATTCAGGTAATACTTTAGTTGCTTGTTCCCAAACTTCTTTGCCTACCATTTCAAATGGTTTATCTAATGGCATTCTAAAACCTGTCATACCAGTACCTTTACCATTAGACAATATTTCACTTACCATCCAACTATTATCTGAGGGTCCTAAAACTACAGCTCCAGCACCATCGCCAAAAAATACACAATGACGATTATTTAAGTTAGTATGTTTAGAATATGTTTCACTAGCAACAATTAATATATTTTTATATATACCAGTACTAATTAATGTTGATGCAAATGACATAGCATAGACAAACCCAGCACAAACTGCATTAATATCAAATGATGGTACATTTTTTTCAATATCTAATTTATTATGTAAAACACATGCAGTTGATGGTGATATTTGATCAGGACTAGAAGTAACTACTATAATTAAATCTAAATCTTCTTTATTTATGTTAGCCGATTCTAAAGCATTTATGGCAGCATAGTAAGCTAAATCAGAAGTTTTCTCATCAGCAATAAATCTTCTTTCTAAAATACCTAATTTTTGTTCAACCCATTCTGGTGTTGTGTCTATGTTTTTACATAGTTCACTATTACTCACAACCCTATTAGGTAGATAAGACCCAGTACCAATTATTGTTACTTTATCACTCTTCATTTATAGAAATGTTTTATCTAATTCTTACCTTTTGCAGAAATCTGTTTTATATTCATATACTAATACCCAACTTTCTTGGATAATTACATTTTATTTTTTTCCCATGACTCCCAAACAAAAGGATAATCAAATTTATTTTCAAATCCATTATAAATTAAGTTTTTTTGAATATTAATTCTTCTTTCTATATCATTTTCAATACCTAAATGAAACTGTATTTGTATATTTTTAAATTTATTAATAATTTTACTTTCAATCATATATTCCATTAATGCATATTCATCGCCCTCAATATTAATCTGAAGTAAATCTACTTGATTAATGTTATTATCTGAAAGTATTTTATCAATAGGTAAGGTTTTAATTTGGATTACAGAATTACCATTTGTATTAAAATTTGTTGATGAGCCATCATTTGACAAATATAAAGATTTAGTTGCCTCATTTTTATCTGTAGATACACCTACATTCATTACTTTTATTTTTTTATAATTTTCATATTTTGTAACTAAATGATTATAAAAGTCTGGGACAGGTTCAACTAATATTATATTAGGAACATATGGGTTATTTTTTTTTAAAATTTCATCAATCCATAACCCATAATACCCCCCTAAATCAATAACAATTGAATTGTTATTTAATTCATAATTTATGTTATGGGTATAATCACCATTATCCCCAAACCACTTATTTAAACTTGTAATGTCTTGTCTCATAAAATAAAAGTTTTATCAAATTCTTGTCCTTCATAAGGACCTGTTTTATATTCATATACTAATGTGTTATCTTCTAATATTTCATAATTATGCCCACCTTCTAATGTAAATGATGCATCACCAAAATATAAAATTTCTGTTGTTAAAATTGAATCATCAATATCGTAAAATATACATTTGACGCTCCCTTGTAATACCACCCAACTTTCTTGTGCAATTACATTTCTAGTTCTTTCTTTCCAAATATGTTTATGTGGTTTAAATGTTGTACCCTTAGTTAAATTTAATTTTGAACATTGGATAAAGTTATCCCCAGATATTATATCTTCTCTTCCTGGGGTTATTTCATTTTTTCTAACTATTATGTGTAGTAGTTTAGTTTCATTAATTTTTGAATATATCTTTTTCATTTTTTAAATTTTAATCCAATTATCAAGTAATATGTCAGAAGAGTTTAGATGTGACGCTGAGGGTCCAAACCAATTATTAGGTCCAATTATTTTTTTATCTTTATTTTCATTTAAATAAGCACCCCACCAACCAAAAGTACTATTACATATTATATTGTGTTCACACATACTCATTGAGTATAAATCTAAATAATCTTTGCCCAAACTAACAAATTCTTTATTAGGTAAAAAATCAAACATACTTTTAACACCATTTAAATCATCACTAAATATTAAGTAATTTCTATCAAGACCAATCAAATTAATAGCTGACATATAATACTCTATAGATTGTTGTGGATGGTAATTAGATGATGATAAATAATCACCTCTTCTAATATGAATTGAAACTGAATTTTGAACATTTGGTAATCTTTCCAAAATAATTTGTTTAATATTTATAGTTGGTTTAAAAAGATTGATAATATAATCTTTATTATTTATAAAATATTTTTCACTCTGAAAATAACCTTCAATTAATAAATTTTCACCTATGTTATATTTTATTTGCCCATAATTAAATGTTATAGGTTCTACATGTACTCTATATGGTAATAGTAATTTCTCTATAAAAGTAATATTACGTAATAAATTATCTTTATAAACACTATAATCAGGGTCAAACCCTGGTTTTGGCGTCTCAGTACTAATTGGTCTTAAAAATTCATTTGAAAAAATATAATCAACATTATTATCCAAAGCCAAACTAATTGATGCAGATAATTTAAACATAACATTACATATCCCACCTTGATGATTTGTAGTTATAAAATTCATATTTTTGTGGTATATAGATTTATTAAAGTTTCACATCTTTTTTCATATGTATGCTTTTTTGACAACTCCAATCCAGATTTACCAATAGACTCTCTTAATTTATCATTAGATAGTAATTGTTTTATTTTTAAAATCATTTCATTATTATCTTTATACATCATAACATTTACACCATCAATAAAACCCAATTCTTCATACTGGTAATTATAGTTAGTCACTAAGGGTATGCCACATCCTATGGTCTCAAAACTTCTATAATTAATATCATTTGATAAGTTACAATTCCAATGTATTTTGTAGGAATTTATTGCATTAACCATAGAGTCACCAATAACAAAATTATCAAATATAAAACTAAAATTACTTGATAATAAATCTATATAGTTGTTTCTATTAAGTAAGTTACCACAAAACCCAAGGTCACATTTTTTAGCAGCATTTCTTGGAGAGATTAATGTATCATCAAATGAGTTTGGAAACCAAATCTTATAATCTTTATTAACATAATCTTTAGTTGAGTGTAATAAAATGTCATAATTACCTCTATTATATTCTTTTATATACCCTTCTTCCCCTTTTACATGCGCATCAATACTCCATAAAAATTTTGTTGTTTTAACTTTAGATAAATTTGGAACCCATCCTGTCTCATTATAATTTTCTAAATTTATTATTAAATCATATGATTCATAATCTATATTATCATTAAAATTATTGTGACCTAAACCCCAAACATCACATTCTTGATTTAACTTAATAAATGCTCTTTGTAAACAAAAACATTCTCTAAAATGTCTATTTTCATTATGTCTGCCATTCTCTTGTATTAAAAGTATTTTTAACATATTAATAATTTGTTATAATTTTATTGATAACCCCATTTATTAAATTATTATTTAAGTGATTCCCTTCGGTTAATGGTTGGATATTATTTTTTTGAGTAAACAATTCAATATTGTCTTTATGTACAAAAATATGGTCAGAAGGATAATCATATTCTAAATAAAAAGGAATGTATCCAATATCTTTAAGTAATTTAAAAATATTGGAATCATCATATCCAAATTTGGTTAATTGAAAATTTTCTAACTCTACAATCAATGTTGGTTTATCTTTCTTTATTGTCTCAACCCCACCTTCTAACACAAATTTTTCATATCCCTGAACATCAATTTTAATAAAATCTATTTTTGGTAAATCTAAACTATCAATTGTTTTTATATTAATTTCTTCACCACCAGCACCAACACTTAAATCACCAATATTAATCCAAGGAGAATTGTAATTAATTTGATTCATTTTAGATACAATATTTTCATTACCTAATCCAAAATTATATACAATTATGTTTTTAATGTTGTTATCATTAATTGATAATGTTTGGATATCAAACATAATTTTTTGAGGTTCAAAACTATAAACTATATTACAATACTTAGAGGCAATTATTGAATGCCACCCATAATTACTTCCAACGTCTATAAAGGTTGAGTCACTATCTAAATTAGTTTTTAAAAATTCAATAATATGTTTTTCCCAAATTTTTCCGTTAATTATATCCCCACCAATACCATCATTTTTGAAAGTATATATTTCAAACCAATCTACTTTAGTTTTAATTATATTATCTATTATCATATAATTTTTGATATAAAGTTTCCCATTCTAATGTTATTTTTTTTTCTTCAAAATCTATTGCCCTGTTTTTTGCATTATAGGACATTGTTTTATATAATTCTTTGTCATTACAAAGGTTTGTAATAGATTCTACATATTCGTTTTCATTTTTACATACAAATCCACCATCTTTTATAATTTCATCTTGAGCATTATATCCAGCAAAATGAGAAATAATTGGTTTACCATAAATCATAGATTGTGCTATTGCAGTTCCAAATGTTTCTCCATCACTTCTATAGTGTAAAAACATATCAATAGTATTATGGAATTTATGTATTAATTCATCATCATTTGTTGGGTCAATAATTATACAATTATTATTTAATTCTAAACTATTAATTAAATTTATAGTTTGACAACATGCGCCAATTATAATGTATTTAAATTTATAACCATTATCTTTTATTTTTTTTAATGAATTTAAAGCTATTGGATGAAAATTATCTTTTCTACCCGTTCTACCAAATACAAAATAATCTTTAGGGATATTATATTCTAATTTTAAATTATCCTTTGAATTTAACGGAAAAGGAATTGGGTTGTAAATCATATAATCAGAACCATTTCTAATCTCTGTTACCTTATTACTAATTGTTACAGAACAATCTAAAAATTCAGAAAAATCCTTACCACCAAATATATTTGTTTCAATTTGAATTGGGCAAATTCTTTGATTAAACGGCCATTCAAAATATCCACTTCTTGCAAAATGAATTATGTCAAAATTATATGATTTAACTATTTTGGTAAAATTATTTTCTCTATAAGGATAACCCATATCCGGGCCTAATTTATCTGTTGACGCCTCAAAAGGTATTAGTTGAGAATTGTTTAGTTTTGTTTTTAAAAAATTTAACCGATTATTGTCTTGGTTAGGATTATAACAAACGTATACATCAAATAAATCAAGGTTTAAATTTAATAATATTCTTTCATGTGACCTCCAAGTACCCCCATAGTCTATGGTATGTGAGTAAAATAAAATTTTAATTTTATTCATATTATCTAATAATACTAGTATTTAATCTATAAATATATAATCTTTCAGGTATTTGATAAAACTTATACCCATTATTAATGGCTCTTTGCCATAAATCCCAATCCTCCATACCTTTAATATCTCTATATCCACCTAATTCTAATAATGCATTTTTTCTAACTAACATAGAACCATGAGTTAATACATTCTCACTAAAAATTTTATTAAAAATATCTAAATGAGTTATATTGTCATTAACATCAAAACAACTTGGCAATAAATTATCATCATTTATTCCAGTAATATTCCAAGCATGTGTTCCTAAAAAATCAATTTCATTATTTTCTATGTAGTGAAGTTGCTTTTCAAGTTTGTCTGGTAAATATAAATCATCGCCATCCAAAAATCCAACCCATTCAGTTTCAACATGCTTTAAACCAAATTCTTTAGCATATGATAATCCTTGTTTTTTATCTTTTTTTAATATGGTTAAATCTAAATTGTAATTTGCTAATTCAATCATTTTTTGAGTATAATCCCAACATTCATCTAAAACAATAATAGTTTTAAAATTTTTATAAGTTTGATTAACCAATGAATTTATTGATTTATTCAATAACATATCATAAAATTCATTTATACTATGCACACAAATTAAAATTGTTAATTTCATAATTCTTTAATAAATTTCTAAATAAAATTTAGGATGTCTATTTTCATTCTCATCAAAAACATCGCCAACAAATTCATTATTCATTCTATTATTAGGAAATTTAACTGTATTTTTTTCTAAAGTAAAATATGAATCATGAACAAAAGAATTTTCTTTAACTTTATTGTAAATAATATCTTTTAGGAAATTTTGGTCAATTTGCCAAAAATCACCCTTAACATATTCATTAATTAAATTTTTAATATTTTTTAATATTTTATTTCTGCATCCCCACATACCACCCATTATTAGTGCGTTGTGGTAAGGGTGATCTCTCATAATATGGAAATCTTTATTGGATTTTAGCCATTCATCTACTGCTAATTTCTCTCTAATTGATACTCTGCTATCAGTATCTCTTGATATCATTATATCTGAGTCTTCACAAGCATAAAATCTCCAAAACATACTAGTCCAATCACCTTCATCTAGCATTTTAACAATTTCAACATTATCAAATGTTGATAATTTTTCAACAATATCTTCTGGCACTGATTTCCCACAATAAAACCTACAGACCCAATCTGGGTAAATTGTTTTTGACAATTCAGCATTTTTAATTGCACCTAAAGTATATTTTGGATTGTCTCCCCAAAGACTAAAAGATATTACTTTATTCATAATTCAAAATTAATTTTTTTTCTGTTATTGTAAAGATTTGTATCATAATTTAAATCTTGATAATTTTTTTTATGAATTTCATCTTGTTTTCCAAATCCCCAATCTGGGTGTTCATGTTTTATGATGACATCATCAAAATATGTTTGCTTACCTAATAAATTTGCAACACTCATAAATTCATTATCACACCATGTTGATTTATATCCAGGATAATAAATGTAATTAAATTTTTCATAATATCTTTTGCCCAAAATACAAATTGTATTTAATTCACTCTTTTTAAACCCATCATTAAACCACAGAACCCCATCTGTATTAGGATATATATCTTTCATTTTATTAATGATAATTTCATCATATCCTTTAATTTGGGGAATCATATCATCTGATGCTAAAAGCAAAATATCCCAATCTTTTGCATAGTCCATATCTCTATTAACTGCATGTACTTTTGAAGAACTTTGACCAACCACAACCTTGCAATTTTTAAAAGTTGATAAAATTTCCAAACAATCAGAATTGTTCATTTCGATATCATCCTCATCAATTGTTATTAAAAACAACATATTATCCAAATTATTTGCAAGAGTTTGGTATATTTTTAAAACATTAAAAAATTTAATTTTTCTATTCCTTGTTGGAAATTTTACCAATATCTTCATTATATTATTTTAATATATTCATCCTTTATTTGTTTTGCAACTGTTGAACCAAAATATTTGTCCTCCAACTCCTCTTGATTTGGGGGTAAGTGAAATTCTTTACTCAAAATATCTCCAATATCATTAACTTCATAAATCCAACCACCTTTTCCACACATCCAGCCTTCAATTGTTGTTCTACCTAACATTATACCAGCAGTTTCAACACATTTTTTTGTATATTTTTCAATGTTCCAAGTTGATTTAAAATGTTTAACATGAGAATCATTTAATAATTCAGATAAGTAATTTGATGAACTATCTCCAACCAACCAAAGTTCAAGATTTTTTTCTTTGGTATAAATAACTAAGTCTCTTATTGTTTTCTCTCTTAAATAATCAATTGTTCCAACAAATAAAACATAATTATCATTTGATGATTTATTTAAATTAAATCTATTCTCATCAATTGGGTTATATATAACTGAAATATCTTCCAATGGAATCCTAAAATCATTTTCAATATAATCTGCTATACTAGGTCTAATTGCTACATATTTTTTTATGGATGGATGTAATATTGGTTCTTCTACAGAAATAACCTCTGAGTGGATGGTATATAGTTTTGGGATACCCGGATATAATTGACATATTTTTTCAGCAATTGGTTTATGCTGAATATGAATCACATCATAATTAACTGGTGCAACAGAATATAGCATATTCTCTTCACTAACTTTAAAACCCTCCTCAGTATTGACACCCCACTTACCATCACCCAATTTAAAACCTGGGGGTTCATTTATGTGAAAAACATTAATTCCAAGATTTGCTGCCATCTTTGTTAATGACCCCCCTATATCTGAAACAACAGTAACATTGCAATTTTGATTTAATAAGTTTCTAGCTAACTCATATACGTATAATTCAGATCCTGTGAAGTTTTTAAAATATAAGCAAGATATTAAAACATTTAATTTTCTTTTCCCATTATGGGGTAATTTAACTGGCAAGTTATCTGCATACTTTTCAGCAAATTTAATTTTATTTTCTTCCCATTTCTCATTTGTTTGTCCAATTGATAAGTGAGTTATTTTTATATTATATAAAACGCCAATATTAACCCCTTGCATATAGTTTTCAAAACAAAATGATATATCATAGAAATGAAATCCATCAAAATCTTCAATAAAATTGCTCTTAATTCTATCTTTATGAATTGCCATAAACAAGCCATCAACAATTACCACCTTTTCTGCCTCATTACCTAATGAGGTTGAATACTTGGATTCCCATTGTTTACCCTCATGCTTATGGTTAACAATACCAAGCATCTTATTTCTTTCTTCCCACCACATACCAGATGATGGCATACTAGTTGTGCCAGCAATACCCAATATGCCAAAATTGGTTTTATCAAAGTGCTTAATTAATTTATTCCCCCAACCTTTATCTTCAAAAATGATGTCATCATGACAAAGAACAACAATGTTGTTCTTTGCCTTATTTAGTATTTCATTATAAACTTTTGCCAATGATTTTTCACCATTGTTAATTACCTCAATAATTTCCACATTTTTTGGGCCAACTGTTTTCTTAACTTGCTCAATAAATGCTGGATTGCTCTTTCTTGTTGAAAATCCTATTGTTATCATATTGTTATTATTTTTTATTTCATTGAAAAAACTAGCAATTATCAATGTAAACCATCACTTCATTATTGTAAGGAATGAATGTATTGTTTAAATCGTGGACAATTTTACCATTAATCTTAATTTTCCATTTTTTATAGTGTTTTTTATTACAAGATGTCCACATACCTGTTTTAATTTCTGAAGAATAAATAACATTGTCATTCTCGTCCAAAAATTCAACATAGTAATTTTTTAACGTATTGCCCTTAATCTCTAATTGTGGAGTATCCAAAAAAGAAATGTGGATTTCATTTTTTTTCTTATTTTGATATTTTTCATTTAAGAATTCTTTTTTGGTTGCTAAAAACCAATTCCAAGGATTATTTATTTTTTGTAAAGAAAAATTTTTTGATTCTAAAACACTTAAAGATTTTTCTGTTTTTGATTTCCATTCTGGAATCATCCAATCATGGAAACTTATAGCTATTTGGTCAATATTTTCAAAATCTTGATTATCAAAACTATCTAATAAATCATATTCTGCACCTTCAATATTGATTTTCAATAATGAAATTTTGTTTATTGAGAATTCTTTACAAAAATTTTTCCATGTTTTAACTTTTACCTCTTCCCCATCCTCTGAGTTAATCATAGATGTGTTTATACCTTTGTTTTTCATTTTTATGATGCCATCTTCTTTACCAATTACTCCTTTGAAAAGCTCTGTGTGTCTAATTTGATTTTCAAAGGGGTCGACACCAATTACTCTTTTCTTCCCAATAAAAAAATTACTCCAATCCCAATTCAAACAACCTATATCCACTACATCCCCATTATGAATTAAACATCTGTCATTTACTGTACTATAATCTTGACCTGGAATAGTTTGGATTAAATTTTGTCTACATGTGATCATATCCGCAACATAATTAATTTCTTTTTCATGTAAATCAAAAGGTCTTACACAATGACAATCTAAGTAAAATCCTTCTTTTAGCAGTTTTTCATCATAACTACCATCACGTGCGTTAAGTGATTTCATTTGGTTGTCAACATAGTCTATTGGAAAATGCCACTTTTCAATTCTGTCTTTAAGAAAAAATCCTTCCTCATAACCGCGTCTTAATTTATGTACCTGAAACCTATCCGAGAATTCTTCAATTTTTTTGGTTAAATATATTTCGTCACCATACCACTTTAATATTTTTTTGTATTTAAATTTACTTAACCGATCAAAAAAATCTGAGAAACTGCCTTCCAAATTAAAAATTTCTTCAAATATTTTACCCTTTGCTGCGTTATAACACATTGCAAAAATATTAGAATCAAACCATCCTTTAGAATCATTCCTTTCTAAATCATACGCATCACTAGAATATACCACAATGCTGTCCTCATCAAAATCTTTTATTGTGTTTTGAAAATAGTCATAACTAAACAACATCATATCAATGTCAGAAATTAGACAAACTTCATCTGGAAAAAACTTAGTTCCATATAGTCTATAGAATATAGCTTGAATACTTATTTGAATTTGTGGCAGGGCTTTGACTTCCTTAACCAATCCGTTTCCATCAAAATAAAAATCAGTTTCTTTTTCTCCTATTTTAAATAATACTGGAGTTGCTCCTAATTGCTTTTTACAAACCTTGGCAACCACAGGCCAATAGTCTTGGTAATATGAATCATCACACGACATTATTAGTTTTGCAACTTTCATACTTTTTTAATGTTTTAAAATTATTTTTTATAAATTTCATAAGTAGATAAATCAGGATATGGTAATTCCAAATCCTCATTATGTTTTTTTGTTCCATTCAAGTTATAAAATTGACTCATCATCAATAATCCTCTTGCTGCAAGTTCTGGCATCATATAAAAATTCCAACCTAACATATCAAAATAATCATCATGATAAGAACATTCTCTTCTACCACTAAACCTTGCTCTTTTGAACCACATAGCAGCATGCAGATTGTCTGTTAAAATTGCACCGCCTTTACTCAATTTCAATGTTTTGTATGGTCCTGTGAATGATACACACATGTGAGTTTCTGGTATATACATATTTGCAGTAAATCTTAGGGCAGAATCTATCACATTTGTTGGGTTTAACCTATATGAGCCTTTAGTTGTGTTACCCTCTACAGGTGTAAAATTAACTTTTAACCCTGCATGAATTATTTCACAAGGAACTGAAGGATATGTCCTTGAAGGGCAATCTACATAATCAGTGGCCAATGATTTTTTAATGTTTTTTTCATAATACAATGAAAGAAAAAGAGCATTACTCATATTGTCTAAAGCAATTGCATAAGGTGCTCCAGTATAATCGCATATACTTTTCTCAAAGTCTTCAGTTATTTTATAAACTCCTTGCGCCATTTTTAATTATTTTTACAGGAACTCCAACATAAGTTCCAGGTTTATTTATATCTTTCACTACACAACCATTTGAACCAATTACAACTTCTTCACAAATATTAATCTTCTGTTTTACACTAGAATTAGTCCCCAAATAAACAACATCTCCAATATTACAATTTCCTGAAACTCTTGCACCAGGAGCAGTTGTAAAATAATCTCCAATTTTACAATCATGACCTATTGATGTATGTATGTTTAAATGAGTGTGTTTACCAAAATTACAATTAGTTGTAATAATCACACCTGAACAAACAATACTACCTTCGCCAAATTCAATGTTTTTATTTAAAATTTGTGCTGAAGGACTAATATATTTTGTATATATAGTCTCCTTTGGTAATTTTTCAACTAAACTTTTTCTTAATTTACTATCACCTATTGCAACTAAAACAATATATTTTTTTGGATCAAATTTGGATAAAGGATAAATATTATCATTATTTTCATTAAAGAAAGTATCTTCAACAAAACATTTTATATTATTTTTCATTTCAGCTCTAATCTCATTAGCACACCCACCAGCCCCTATCAAAACTAACTCCATAATTTATTATAATTGTATTCCTGTTGATCCAAAACCATTATCCCCCCTATCTGTTTGGGGTAATTCATCAATATTTTCTATATTAACATATTTGCCTTGTATTACTGGACACAATACTGCTTGTGCAATCTTTGTTCCTTTCTTAATATGAAACTCTTCTCTTGATGTGTTAAACAAAATTACCTTAACTTCCCCAACATAACCCCCATCAATAGTAGATGGTGTGTTCAATACAGTAACCCCATAATTGATTGCTAATCCACTTTTTGGTCTAATCTGTATTTCATGTTCATCTGGTATATTAAAGGCCAACCCCGTGTTTACCATTAGCCTAGATAGGGGTTTTAATACAACTTCTTCTACTGAACAGAGGTCAAATCCAGAATCTTTTTCATAATTATAAAATGGTTCAATTGCATCTGGATGTACTTTTTTATATCCAAGGTTTTTTACCTTCATTGCAGTTTCAAATAATGTACCATATTCTTCTGGTGAAATGCCAAACATTTCCAAAAGTCCATTAATATCATCATCATCACCTTGTTCATTCATAAGATTTTGCAATCTTTCAATTTCTTCTTGCGATAAATCATCAAAATCATTTCCTAAACTCATTTTTTTTAGTTTTTATTGTTATTTAATATTTTAGTTGTACTAATATTAGGTGTTTTTTCAAAGAAAACAACCTCTTTAACAAATTCTTGACCAATTATTTCTTTCCCCTTATAATCATCTCCAATAATCATTATATCTGGTTGATAGTAAGCCAAAATTGATTTTAATTCAGTATCAGAATCAAAAGAAGTTACTTCATCAACATATTTTAAAGAGGACATTACTTTAAATCTTGCATCCAAAGAATTAAAGGGTCTATCATTACCCTTTAATTCTTTAACTCTCATATCACTATCTAACCCAACAAATACATAACCAAAACTTTTTGCATATTCTAACAAATGAATATGCCCAATATGTAAAACGTCAAAACAACCATTTACCCAGACCTTCATACCTTATTTTAAAATTAAAAGTTTCTTAATTACATCAATTAAAACCTCAACATCCCTCTCACAATATTTTGTAATACCTTCAATATTGTTGTCATTCCAATATGCGTCATGTACTTTATTACCTGTAACATCCATATTCTTTGATGATTCTATACCAAGACTAACACACATTAACTCTAAAGATGCAATTGAACCAAATTGACCATATTGCCAAATGTCTTTTGTGTCTATTGCTTTAACTTCCCAAGGTTTAGTATCAAAACTTGGTAAAATCTTTGGGGGCATCAGTCCATTAATCATCATTCTCTTAGCCAATACTGGAATATCAAATCCCTTAACATTATGGCCACAAAGGAAATAATTTAATGAGCCAACTTTTTGAAGAACCTTTTGGGTTTTTTTAAGAATATCCAATTCGTCTTTTCCAGAAAATGATTGCATTTTAATTGACCCATCATCATTAACAAATGCCAGAGAAACACAAGCAATTTTTAGGAACTCAGAAACAAGTGCTGAACGATTATGAAACATAGAATCAAAACCATCAGCACCATCCTCTGGAAATCTTTTTTCAAACCAATCATAATAATTTTCAAACTGAAAGGCTAATTCAGGTTTGTTTGTTTTTAAGGCATCAAAACTGGCTTCACAACCAACAGTTTCAATGTCAAGGAATAAGATTTTGTTTAAAGGTACATTTATCATGTTGTAGTTATTTAATTAGTGACTTATAAAATTCTGCTCTATTTTTTGTTACAGTAATTAAGGAATATGTATCCTTTACTGTTTCATATAAATTTTCTCCAAGGTCTTGTACTAAGTTGGGATTCTTCAGTAACTTTTCAATATACTTTGCCCAATCAACCCCATTCCTATCAGCATCAACAAGCAAAGCATTCCCCCCCTTTACAAAAGTACCTCTATCTAATCCATGTTTCAAATCAATCGTATAAGGACCAAAGTTTGAGGCTATTAATGCTTTTTTATAAAACCCAGCTTCAATTACTTTTAATTGCGACTTCATTTCATTAAAAATGTGATTCTTTATTGGTGCTAAAGATATGTCAAATTTTGCATAATTCTTAGCATATGCAGTAACAGGTTTTGTCCACACTCTTAAATAAGCCTCATTATTTTCTTTATCATAAGGTTCTTGTACAAATTTAAACAAATATTTTTTATAATCCTCACTTATTGTAGAATATTTTTGTGTAAATATTTCTTCATATCTTGCCCATACAGTTTCTTCTGGTTTAATATTTCTTTTCTTTTGCTCTTTTGTTTCAGAATTAATTTCAGTAACAGAACCCCTAGTATCAAATCCACATAATACAAATTGTAATTTATTTGAATATTTTGTTAATGAACTAAATGGTTTATCTAAAATCATTAAATCATGTTGATGACTAGACCCACCAAGCCAACCCACTCTAACCCTATCAGATTCAAGGGTTGGCTCATTAAATTGGGGGTCATTTGGATTTATAGCATTTGGAAACACAAAAACATTTTTATTATATTTTTTGATTAAATCTGCATATAATTTTGTTGTTGTTGTAACATATTTTGCTGCTTTTAAATTTTCAATTATTTTTTCATTTATTTTATGAATTTTTATAATCTCATGTATTGGGTGATCCTTTGTTGGCATCCAATAATCATCAATATCACAAATTGTAATTATACCCATATTATTTAATGTTAATATAAGGCTCTTTGCTTTATCAAAATCATGACCAATACTTCTATGGAAAGCAACAATTTCATAATTCTTCCAAAAGTTCATATCATCCATTGGGGGTTCATAATCAATATCTATGTGAAATTCACCAGAATATTCTGATTGTAAGAAAAGATGGGGGTCAATTGAGCGGAATTTTCCAACCCCAGAGCGGTCAGATGGGACTACTAAAACTTTTATTTGTTTACTCATTTTTATATTTTATATTTAAATATAATAAATAAAATCAAAAAAAAAAGCAATATGCAGAGATTGCATATTGCTTTTTACAAACAAAATAATTATTTAATTAACTTTTAATTTTTTTAATCTTTTGTATTTTACCTTCAAAAATATGTGACCCCACCCTAAATTGGAAAAACTCATCTGACTTCTCTGTACTTTCTGTTAATAACCCCATTTCTTTAATGGTTGATTTAACTGTTTCTTTTACAATTTTTTTAATATATTCTGCGTCTATTTGTGTGTTTGATACTTGTTTTTGTTCTACTATATTTTGTTTTGGTTTATTGCCCATTAATTTTGATGCTTTTTCAACCATCTCATCTGTTAAAATATTTCTACCAATAGGTTGCTGAACTTGTGCAATTGGATGTTCCAGCATAATCCTTTTAATTTCATCTGGCAATCTTGATTTCTTTATTGCATCTTCAGAGGGGGTTTCAATATTTCTTATTGGCATAACTGGTGCTGTCATTTCATTTTCAGATAGTATATCATCAGGTATATTATATCTTGCATTTGGTATTGAAAAATCAACATTATCACCCGTTGGTATTGCGTTACCACTTCTTGGTAACTTGTTGTGAACATCCATTATTGCTTTGGATTTCATTAGTTTTTGCATTAAATCATTTTCCATATTATGTAATATTTATTTGGTATTTTATGTAATATTTATTTCATCTTCTGGTGTATTATAATCCCCATCAAATTCTGCTTTAACCAAGCACACACCACCTCTGAAAGTTTTATCCCCATTAAAGTTAAACCCTTCTCTTGGGGTTGTAAATACTTCACCTGATGGATTTAATGACATTATTTTATCCAATCTAAATATCCTCCAACCGGGTAGAATTTGTTTCCCCAAATAACCAGTATGTGAAGCCCCTTCAATATCATATGCCCTAACTGCTCTATTCCCACCTTTGGTTGTACCAAGACAAACAGGTTCAATTAGTCTTAATCCTTTACCCCCTGGCTCATCACCATCATAATAAACGACACAGACTTGTCTACCCTTTATTGCTGAAGCAATTGATTCAATTGAAGCAATTTCTGTTAATAATGATTTTAATGTATTTGTTAATTTCATTTCTTAAAATCTGGATATGGATTTTTTTCCTTAAATTTATTTATTTTTATTTCACTTTTTCTTTCAGTAACATCTAGTTGTGTTCCAATTGTTGGTGTATGAGTATCAAGGAAAATACCATTGCCCCTACCTTTTCCATCGCCATCCCCAAGGGCATTTGGATTTTTTGATGAATATTCAAATGCTATATCCTTATATTCATTTTTTGGTAATAGCTTTGCTCTTTGCTCTTCTGCAAATTTGCTCAAATTATTTTCAATATTTTGGCTTAAATCAATTGCTAATTCATCTCCCATAATTTTAATATTTTATTAATTTTTTTATTTTATTTATTTCCTCTGTTATTTTTGGTATTGAGGAAGCATGCCTTTCTGTTGCCTTTTTATGTGTTTCTGATGGTCTAACATTGGTATCATCTTTATCATGTGAATCAATAAATTGATTTGATTCACCAGCATTTGTTCTATTTCTTTGGGTCATTTTAACATTTGCTCTCATTTGATTTAATGTTTGTTCAACCCAATATTTCATTTTAAGACTACCATTTAAAATAAATTCAGCATCCTTAAAATCACCTTTATAAGTATCAAAATAACTTTTTATTCTTTTCATTTGGGTATATGATATTGTATTTTTCCCTTGTAATTCTTTATTCCTTTTATAACCTTCGCTATCTTGGGGAATTTGTCCAATAGAGTTCATACACATCATTAAATGTTGTTTCATTTCTGGAGGAAAAGGAATTGGTCTATTATAAAGTTTACTATTCACTTTTTAGCATTTTTATTAAATCATTTATACTTAATCCGTTTTTCTCTGCTTGGGTTTTCAACATTTTAATATTCTTTTTGATAATTGGATTTGTTTCATCTTTTGATGACTGCAAATCACTATCTCCATTTCTTTTTGATACAACCAAATCTTCAACCATTTTATTGAACTCAGATAATGTCATTTTATCAATAGACCCTTTCTTTTTCTTTTTGCTTATTTTCCCAGAAGGGTCTTTACCAAATTCTTTTGTTCTTTGCTTTGCCTCATCAGGTTCAACATCAAGTTTATCAACCAAATATTTATATGTTTTTTTACCATCAAGATTTTTTGTTTCCTCATAGCCAAATGCATTGGACATATCAATCTCTTCAATCCCCTCACCATAATATGTTCTATATCCACGAGTTACAGGGTCATTTGTTTGCCTTGTTGCTGGAATAATTTGATCCATTGTTCTATGAGTATGTTGCGTATTATTTAATATGGGGATTTTTGATGTTAGCATTGAACCATCATCATCAACCAATTCTTCCAATTCTTTTTTTAACTTCTTTGTTGTTGGTTTTCTTTTGGTTTTAACAATTTTATTTAAGTGATTTTTTATTTTTTTAATATTTTTTTTATCAAAGTGAACAACTTCATCATTATCTCTTGCTTCGGACAATGTGCCATTTATTGAGAAATATAGTGAATATTTATCAGTCTTTTCTCTAATTAAAAAATAATAAGGTGAATTAAAATATTCTTCGTTAATATTTATCATTTGACTTTTATTCATAAATATTCACTAAATACTATTTATTATAATAATAATATAAATGAGTTATCAAAATATTAATCAATATAATTTTAATAAGATTGGATTTAGACCTGTAAATGAAATTATTGATATAAGTTTGGCTTCGGATGAGTTGAATTTTGATGAGGAAACTGTATTTTCATCAAATTTGATTGCTGAGAATGATGGGAATAGGATGCCATTCAATTTTGATTTTAACTATTCTGGTAATTCAAGTGGATATTCATCAACAGATGTTATTGTTTCAAAAAATTATTATAATCCAGAAAATTATAATTTAACAGCAAATACATACCAAAATAAAATTTCAATATGTGATATTGGATTAACCGGAATTGATAATGGATTAACCAATGTTATTTCTGGTCAAACCATTGAAATAAATTATGGTTTATATACAAATACAAATGATATATATAATAGGTATAAATTTGATAGAAGATTAAAATTACACCCCATAACAGGGTTCACAACAAGCACAAATAGAATATATAATGATAATAGTTATTCTTATAATATAACATCTGGAACAACATCAAGTCTCAAATATTCATCATTAAATGGTTCATTTTATCAAGGATTTTATAGATTATTTGGTTATGATTATGAAATATTCCCAGAAAGACCAAATCTTGGCTGGACAGCAGAATTTGTATTAAAATATAGATGGACAGGCGATACAAATGGTTTGAATGTAAGATATCCAAAAAATAAGGGGACATTCTTTTATTTAGGTGCAAGAGCAGAAAATAAGTTTTATCATTTTGCTGATGGACATCCAGTGTCATATAGTGCATATACAAGACCAACATCTGGCTTAACTTGTTGGGATACTTGCAATTGTGATATAAATTATTCAGCATCCACATATTCAGCATCAACTTGTAATAAGGTATATCCAATCACAGGAATAACAAATCCAGATAAAGATGTTATATTTAATGAACCAAATCCCTTATATGATTCTGTTTCAAATGCACTATCACTTCAGTTAAGTGGTAATTCTGGCAACCCAATAGTTTGTGTAAAAACATTCACCCTAACAGGAACTTGCGAAACATCAGGTGCAACTATAAATCAATGGTGCTCAACAAAAGGAATATTTGATGAATTTAAAAATACAACATATATCCAAGATGAAAATTGGGTTCAAATTGACGCAGTATTTGTTAGAGATAGACTAATTGAAAATTGTGATTTAAAAGAACTTGGGGGGTTAGGATTATTAGTCTCAAGGGAATATACTGCAACAACAACCAATAGAAGCATTGAATTAATACAACCAAAATTAAGTGGTGAAACAAATGCAAGCATTGAAGTTGTTAATTTTGACCAATCATGGATTAATACAAAAAAATATAGAAATGGAAATTTAAGAATATACATAAATGGTAAAATATTCTTCATCATTGATAATTTTGAGGAAATTATCCCAAGACCATTAAATACTCTAAAAGAAAGACAAATTGGCGTCCCCTTCAATATTTCAGTTGGGGGTGGCACACAAGGGCTTAAAGATTCTCTTACATTAAGTTCATGTACAAATAACACCCTAATACAAGACCCAGAATTATTACCAACTGATATACTAAATAATACATCATATTCTGGTTTAACCACAAATATTACTCTTGAAGAAGAATTTGGGGGTAGTTTAATAGGTGATATGGGGGCATTTAGAATGTATGTTGAACCCTTAAATGCTGGTCAAATAAGGCATAATTTTAATATATTAAAAACAAAATATAATTTAATAAACCCATACATAAAGTAGAATATTTACTTTATTGTAAAAAACTTTAATATTAATATATTAAATGTTTTAAATGAGTAAGATATTTGTTCAAATTGCATCTTATAGAGATTATTTATTGGAATCAACCATAGAAGATATAATTTCAAATGCAAAAAACCCCAAGAACCTAGTTATTGCAATTGCACGACAATACCACCCAGATGATAAGTTTGGCACATTAGATAAATGGAGAAAAGATAAGAGATTCAAAATTATTGATATATTATATAATGAAACAAAAGGTGTTTGTTGGGCAAGAAACATGGTTCAACAATTATATAATAATGAAGAATATACATTACAGATTGATTCCCACATGCGTTTTGAACAAAATTGGGATGATATTTTAATTAAAATGATTAAGCAACTTCAAAAATCTGGCTACCCAAAACCATTATTAACAGGGTATGTATCCTCTTTTGACCCAGATAATGATCCAGAGGCAAGGTCAAAAGAACCTTGGCGAATGCTATTTGATAGATTCATTCCAGAAGGTGCAATGTTTTTTTTACCTGATACTATTAAAAATTGGCAAAATTTAAGTCAGCCAGTTTCTTCAAGATTTTATTCTGCACATTTTTGTTTCACACTTGGCATATTTTCAAAGGAGGTTCAGCATAACCCAGAATATTATTTTCATGGTGAAGAAATCTCAATTGCTGCAAGAGCATATACACATGGTTATGATTTATTTCATCCACATAGATTAACTGTTTATCATGAATATACAAGAAAGAACAGAACAAAACAATGGGATGATGATAAGGAGTGGGTTGATAAAAATAATAAAAGCCATTTAATTAATAAGAAACTTTTTGGGATGGATGGCTTGGTTCAGGAGGGTCATAATGGTTTGTATGGATTTGGTTCTGTTCGAACATTAAGGGATTATGAGAGGTATGCTGGGATTTTATTTTCAAGAAGGGCTATTCAAGAGGAGACATTAAAACATTCTTACCCCCCAAATACATATAATTATGAAACGGAGGAAGATTGGTTAAATTCATTTTCAAGCATATTTAAACATTGTATTGATGTGTCTTATAATTCAGTTCCAGAGAAAGATTATGATTTTTGGGTGGTTGCATTCCATGATGAGAATGATGAAACAATATATCGAAAAGACGCAGATAAGGATGAAATTAATAGAATGTTAAATGACCCCGACCATTACTGTAAAATATGGAGGGAATTCAATGCGATAAGGCAGCCAAAGTATTGGGTTGTTTGGCCTCATAGTGAATCTAAAGGTTGGTGTGATAAGATAAGTGGTAATTTTTAATTTAATATATATGTTTAGTATAATAAACCATATAATAGCTGAAAAAGGATATTACATTAATTTGGATAACTCAATAGATAGGAGAGTTAGGGTTGAGGAACAAATTGAGAAATATAATATTAATGGATTAGAAAGATTCCCAGCATTGACTGATTCTTGGCATCAATACTCTTGCACCAAATCTCATTTGGCAATATTACAGAAATGTTTTGATGAAAATATTGAAACAGTAATGATTTTTGAAGATGATTTTCAGATATATGATGAATGTAAATTTGCTCACAATACACTTAATTTAAATGATTGTTTAACTAGTGTTGTTAATGATTTAAATTTGGTTGATTGGGATGTTATATTGTTTGGCTGCAACCCAAGAACTTATTTAATACCTATAACAAATAATTTGGCAATTAACTCTAAAAGTACAGGTGCTTGGGCTTATCTCATTAAAAAGAAGGCATATAAATACATTTTAGATAATTTAAATTATGGACGTGATTTATTGGCTATAGATGATTTTTTACCACTATTGAATCAAAGAGGATTCACATCTTTGACCACCATACCATTAACCATTCATCATGGTGTTAATTTAGTATCAACATTACAACCAAGAGAACCTGTCAACTATAATGTTATGATAGAGGGAAATTATTATAATTATATTTATAATTATGTTACAGATAAAAGTCTTACATATGATACTTATCAAATTGAACAAGAAATAACAGTTGTGATAACAGGTAAATTTATCAATGACTTCATATCACATTTAAGATATTCATTAATGTCAATTCCCCCAACCATAGAGAAATGCAGATTTCTAATTATATATGACATATTGGATTATTCAGCATCTCACAATAGCATTATTCAAGTATATGATTATTTCAAAAATAGAAACAAATCAATAAATTGTGATATTAGATTTTCTACTGAAAACAATAGAAATAATTTATTATTAGAGTTAATTAAAACAAAATATTTTATTCATTTAGAACATGGCTGGGTATTCTTGAATAATGATATCAACTTTAAAGAAATGATAAATAATCTAAACAATAATGAAAGCATTAATGGATTTTGGTTTAATCATGGCCAAGATGAGGCAAATAATACCCCAACCATATTTAGAACATCAACATATACCAATAATTACAATTTGCAAATGTATGATGAAAATATAATGGTTACACATATAAATCACCAAGAATTAGAAAACCCAATTCTTAAAAATATTGCAAATGAATTTATTAAAAATAATCCTTTAAAAACATATGATTAATGAAATTTTTATTCAAATTTCCATCCAGAGGGAGGTCAAATAAATTCAAGGAAACATTGCAATTACATTTAATGCATTTGTCAAATAAAAATGAATACAAATTCATATTCACTTTTGATGAAGATGATGATACAATGAATAATGATGATATTAAAAACTTTATAAAAACTTTAAATATTGATTTTAAAATATTTTATGGTCAAAGCAAAAATAAAATAGAAGCAATAAATGCAAATTTAAGTGATGAGGATTATGATATTTTAATTTTAATAGCTGATGATATGATTCCACAAGTTATGGAATATGATGAGATAATAAGAA